ACAGAATTTACAGGATTAGTTCTCGGGCCTGTAGGGTTGGTCAGGTAGGTAGAAACGCCACCGCTTGGTTTAACAACAGAATTTACAGGATTAGTTCTCGGGCCTGTAGGGTTGGTCAGGTAGGTAGAAACGCCACCGCTTGGTTTAACAACAGAATTTACAGGATTAGTTCTCGGGCCTGTAGGGTTGGTCAGGTAGGTAGTAACGCCACCGCCCGGTTTAACAACAGTATTTACAGGATTGGTTCTTTTAGTAACTGCCATAGGGACAAATATATTTTTATTGTCGATAGAGTCAATTGCCAAAAGCGTTGGCCCACTCCCCGTCGTTCATCGCTCGTATGTTCTCGCACTTCGTTTCGGCGACGCGGTACACGCGCTCCTCGATCGTTCCTTCGGCGAAGCAGATGCGCTGAAGCACTGGAGACTTGGCACCGAAACGCGTGGCACGTCCCAGCATCTGGAGCATGGTCTCCGCTTGATAAGTCGGACAAACAAATGTGCATCGTGGACGTCCTCCCACGGTGTCGTGCAAATCGATTGCCGCTGATCCAGCCTGAGACTGAAGAATGATGCACCGCAGCTTTGCGTCCATGAAGTCCTGAAGAGTTTGGTCGCGGTTCTTTGTATCACGACCATCGAAGACTCCCGCAGTGATCCCATCTCCAGCTAGTAGCGAGACGAGCGCGTCGATCGAGTTTACGAAGTTAAGGAACACTGGCACGTAGAGGCCGTCCTCGGCAGCTGCAACGATCTCACGTGCCAGCGCTGGTAGTTTTAGCAGTTCCGCCTCCTGACGATTGCGCATGGTCTCCACGGCCCCGGGAACCGCCTCCTCGTGGCGCACAAGATCCTCGTCACGCGTCCGCTCCAGATTCTCCAGCGCGTCGGCCACGACTCCAGACTTTGGTCTGCTCCCGACGTCCCAGAGCTCCACCTCGATCGTCTCTTCGGGCATGTACTCCATGACCTCCTCGCGCTTCACACGCACGCCGTACCGCTTGAGGTGCTGGTGCAACTTTCCGACTACTGTTTTTCGGTCGGAGTTTCTGAAATACAAATTGTTGAACCCGAAGGGGCTCTTTCCGCAGCCGTTCTGCAGGCACCACTGGTAGTAGTTCTTCACGTCGTGCATGCCCGTTAAGAATCCCAGCGCCTTGAGCTTCAGAGGGCTGTCAGCGACCGTCGCGCTTAGGCATAGCGGGAACGTCCCGCCGCACTCCCCACAGCCGATTAGAAGCTGGCTATTCAGGCTTGTGAGACCGCCCGCGTCCTGACACTCGTCGAAGATAACGATCATCGGAACTTCTCGATCGGCCCACACGTACTTGACTCCGCGTCCCTTTATTTTCGTAACGTGCTCCTTGTAGTGACGACCGCTTGTGAACTTCTGGTAGCTGTCCACAGCGATGCACCGATCCTGAAGTCCGAAGTCTCGAACTGCTTTTTCCCACTTGTGCCGGGATACGGCTCGGCAAATCACGATGAACTCGATCTCGGATCCAAATCGTTGGATAGTTCCGAGGCTGTGCATCGTCTTTCCGAGACCCGTATCGGACAGGTCTACCGCGACGCCGTTGTCAGCTATCGACTTGGATAGTACATCTACGGCTTTTACCTGATACTCACGGAGAGTAATCACGCTAGTACTTGTAGGTAGTCTTTCCACCCTTCTTTTTGCTGGGTGTTCCCTTGACTCCCAACAGCTTTATGGCTTCGTAGTTCTTGCGGTATCGAATTCGGTTTACTGGACGCTCTTCGTCGCCCTTGCCAGCCCCGTGCCCGAACTCGTTTGATTTTATCGCTTCGCTCATATTAACTTTGCGATCTGATTTTCAAGATCCGCAATTGATCCAGTGTTGAGGATGCACGCGTCAAATTCTAGTATTTGTCCCTCGCTCTTGTGCCCAGCTTCTGGTATCGCGTCTTGATCTCGCATGATACGGAATATCTTTCCGCCAGAATTTTTAATAGCGTTGACCTCGTTCGGAAACCTCACGTCGTCGATAACTACCGACTGGGATGCGGCCAGCAAGTTGTCCACCGCGTGCATCGTGAGGTCTACCCAGAAGTTCTGAGAGATGAACTCTCTCCCCCACTCAGTTCCTAGCGTTTGCATGCAGTACCGAGGGCTCTTCCCCGATAGCTCGTCGCAGGAGGTCTCTTTCAGAGATCCCTCTAGCATCTCGTGAATTCTCCCGTGATCGATGCCCGACTCAAATAGCAGGGCACGAAGCATTGATTTTATTCCGTTTGCGAATCGAAGTTTTGAGAACGCGTAGTCGCTCTCGATAATGTTTGCGACGGTCGATTTCCCAGATCCAGCGCATCCAATCAGGCCGATAAGTTTCGGCTGTTTGAGTAGTCGCTCTAGGCGCAATACCTTTTCCCTAAGTCGGGAAATTTCTACCAGTGGTTCAAAAGTCATTCCTGTTGTCATGGGTTTTCTTCGTTGTGTCCTAAGAGAATATTTCTCTTGGGGTTAATTTAGGTTTTGTTTTGTTGGTCTCTGGAGACTTTAAAATCTTGTTCGCACTTTGAGGAACTCCCTCCCACTTGCGGCGGGAGAGAGTCTCAAATACTGGCAAGAACTTATTCTTCGCTCGTGCCAACGGCATTAGCTTCGGCCTGAGCAGCTAGCTCTGGGTTATCACGAACGCTGATGTGCTCGTGCAGCTTGAGCCCAATGAGCAACTCGTAGGTGAGGCGCTTGTTCACATCGATGAGGCGCTGGATAACGTCTTCGTGCGTGATGGTTGCGAGATCAATCGTGTTCGCCTCGTTCGGTGCTGGCACTCCTGTTGGTGCGGCAGCAGGGGTCTCTGAAACATCCGATGCAAGCTGTTGGCTCGGCTCGGAGTCCGAAGAATCCAAAGGGACTTCTACGACTGGGGTTTCTGGTGCCACAACGAAGGGCACCACGTTTTCTGGTGTTGTGTTTTCTGACATAAAATTATCGGCGGTTATTGTGTTAGATCATGAAGGCGGAAAACGCTAGTGCTGAGAACAGGATAAAAGCGTCGGCCCAATCTGGTACAGGTTCCATTAGCGTTTGGCCCTTTTTGGTAGCTTCATCTTCTTGTTCTTGGGCATAGAAGCCTCATTCGTGAATGTCGGGTTTTTCTTTGTGCCCATAACTTCCATCATGGAGGACTTTGGCTTCTTGACGGCGTCAAGAGGGACGCGGATCTCTGGAGACCCGACTTTCAATGATACGTTTGCTTTTGCCATGGTATTTTATTTTGTGGTTAGAGCACAGGCGGTATGCCCGTGCAAAGCGATTAGAGCGGCGTCCGCAGCCCATCGTGGCAAGGTTCTCTTTTCGGTAAAAAACTCAGCGAGCGCGAGCTCGTGCAAAGTCTTTTTCCTCTGGGGGTACGTGAGAACCTGCCACTTGGGGGTGATTAGGCGGTACGGCTTCATCCACACTTGTGGGATGACTTGATTGACTACTACTCCTCGGCCTTCGAGGTATCCGACGATGTATCGGTAGTTGGAAAACAAAGTTGCTACGGAAGATCCTGACTGGTTCTTGCCCGCGTACTTGGGCACGCGCTCGACCCACACGTCAGCGAGCTTCGAGTCGTCCACGATCATGCTCAGGTATGCGCCGAGATCGGCGTCTTCCAGCGGCATGGGGTCGATGGCTTTTATGGTGGCATCGTTGTTCAACATAACGATTGCTCCGCCCTTGCCGGGGTCGATTCCGTAGATCATACGAGAGATTCTTGGGCGTTGCATAAACCGATGAATAATTTCCTCATAGGCGAGGACATTAATTCTAATCGGATTTGGGAGTCAACAAATAAATATCGGGGGTCAGTGAATTTATTGGAGAGAGGTCTTCGTGGTCGTGGAAGTAGCACGGCGGCTCAGATCCTGACCTGTTGTCTTTTAATTTTCCTTCCCTCGCGTAGCACCAGCCCATGATCTCTTTTTCGTGACACGAACCGCGAACCGAAACCATGATTCTGGCGTCGGGATCATCTGGTCGAATTTTAAGCCTCGGAGACGTTGACCATCTCACCTCAATATTCGTGTTCGCAATGTCAGGCACGTGAAACGTGTTCACCGAGAATCCCCAGTAGATACCGAGGGCCTTGGAAACAGCCAGCTCGGCCAGCGCCGATTCTATGTGGAACCCCCACAGTTCCCCGCTTGTCTTTTCGGGAAACCGAGGTTTGCGCCCGCTGAAATTGGATTCTGCGTTTCGGTACGATCCCACCATGGTGGCCACGGCGACTTCCATCTGAGTTAGTGAGACGATCATTCCTTCCTACTGAAATCGTTCTGCTTTCCCTCTGGCTCCTCAGTCCTCCAGTGCTCCAGCACGAACTCCAAACCAAAGTTTTCCCATGGCCCGAACTCGTCAGTATTGCCCCAGCGGCTCGCAGAAAGCCCGCCAGTCATGGTATTGTGCTCCCATGGCCCAGACGTAGCGCGACGCAGTGCAAGCGCGTTTAGGTGGTTCCTAGCGGCCCTGCGTAGGTCTCCTATCGATGGAACCCCAGCTATTGTAGACCACTTCCATTCGAGGTGCTCCATGACCATGTGAACGCGGGGGAAGTCAAACTCGTCCAAGATCTCGTCGATCTTATCCTGCTGCGATGGTGTGATCATAATCATTTTGTTGGTTTGGCAAACTCTCCGAAGTAGCTCGAAGACATGTGCCAAGCCTTGCATGTATCGCAGAAGTACGTCCGCAGGAAAGAAGTATTTGTCCTGCCACTACGCAGCAGCGATCGAGCTCCTTTCTTGGCGGATCCCTCCGATGAAAACGCTACCTTGCCGCAGGGGCCGCGTTCGCGCTTCTCGCGCTCAGGCTCAGGCGGTCGGTACGCTTTGTTTATGGGGAGACCAAGCTCCTTTAAAATTTCGTCAACTCGATTACTCATGGTGATGTGTTTGTTTGTTTGTTGTGGCCCAGCAGTCTATCGACTCCGTATCCCTGTTTCCAGTAACTAGAATTAAGGCTCCGTTATGCAGCCCCAGACCCAAGTCAATTTTCAATGGATCGAGTACTGGATCTTCTAAAGATCCCCAAATTGGTTTTCTGATGATCCAGTTCATTAATTTAACCAAGTTGTTGGCAAACGATCTGCCAAGAGAAGTGCCTGCTCCCTGATGACGCTGGCGTCGGTCTCGAACCGATACGCGCTGCACTGAGGACAGACTGGGGCTGGCTCTCGGATGACCGCTTCGCAGCCGCAGCACACCTTGTACCGCTCAGGATTGCTGCAGATTAGCTCTGCGATCTGACGCCTTGTCGCGGGGTCGTTCTGATCCACTGTTTCTGGGAAATTGATAGCCGTCCCGCCCGTGATCTCTTCGATCGCGTCGTTGATGGCTTGTATAAATTCGTCGCTCATTGGAATAAAAAGTTGTGGAGGCTCCCCGAAGGGAGCCCCCCGATTAACTTAGACGAGGACGGCGTCCTGAATGCTGCTCTGGAAGGCGTCGAAGCGCTCGTCGAGACGTCCCTCACGGGTGTCCACCGCGAGATCCCAGAGGGAGCGGTTGAGCGAGACGTTGCGACCGATGCTGGAGAGGCCACGAACGCGGCGACGTCCGTTCTGGATGCCTCCACGAATGGCGGTCTCCTGCACGCGGTTGAAGGTTGACCAGAGGTCGTTGTTCTGGTCTTCCCTGCGGCGAACCACGTCGAACTGCAGCGCGAGGTTGGCGAGCTTCTCGCGGTCTCCGAGCTTGGGGAACCGAAGGCCAGCGGCGATCGTGTTGAACTGCAGGATCTGGCTGGGGTTCAGCTCGGTGTTGCGGAACTGCTCGGCCAAGGTTCCCAGTACGGGAGCCCCACGGCGGATGCGGTCAGCGCCATCGACGATGCGAGCCTTGATGGTATCGACGTCGCCGATGTGGCGGATCGAGATGCCCTCGAAGGTCGAACCGACAACGATGCCGTTGGCGCAAACGAAGCGGTAGATGCCCGCGAAGAGCTTGAACGCTGAGCCGCCGTCGTTGCTGTTGACGATCAGGATCTGCGGGCGGAACTCAGCGGAGGACTGGTCGTCTGGGAACGAGAGCGTGGCCGCGTGGCGTGCGAATGGTTGACGAGCCAGCGTGCGCGTCTTGGCGACGCTCGCGGTCTGGATCTGCCAGCCGTTGTCGAGGAGCGCGTCCACCGCGTCCGCAGTGCGGATCGGGGCGAACTTCTCGGTGGTGGTATCGACGTAGCGGGTTGCGGTGTCGAACTGGGGGCGGAGTGTGTTGGTGTTGTTCACGTTGGTAGTGGGTTGTTGGTTGTGTTGACTGATGGGTTGACTAGCGATGGTTGATGGGGATTCCGCGTGAGATGGCGAAGCGCTCTGCGATCTTGCGCTGCGCCTGCTCTGCGCGGTAGGCGATGGCTTTGGCGCGGGCTTTACGCTCGGCGTTGGTGTTGCTGTAGATGATGACTTGTAGGCTGTGCATGGTGATGTGTGTTTGTTGGTTTGGTGTTTACTGACGAGAGAGATACTATCTAATCCGCTTAGGTTGTAAATGATTATTTTTAAGCCCCGTGATTATTCGATGTCCTGCAGCGATGAGAGAGCTGACTCCAGCTCGCTGGCTGCGTTTGATAGTGAGTCGGCTGCTGCGGAGGACTGCTCCCCGCGCTCGCTGCTCTGCAGCCCCTCTGGGAGGTTGTCGTAGGCGTCCTGCTCTTCGCTCTGGATGTCTTCGATGCGGGAGATGAGATCTTCGAGCGTGCTGATGGCTGCAGCGATTTCTGTGCGGCGTTTGCTGTTCATTGTAGTGGTGCGTTGATGGTGCCCCTCCGGGTGGAACGTCGGGGCGGGTGATTGTTATCGGCGGCTCTTCCGCTTGGAGGCTTTGAGCGCGGCCTTGTCGCGGGCGATCCTGAGACAGCGGTTGCGCTGCACCCAAGCGTAGACGTCGGAGAGAGCGACCTGCTCGGCCTGACGGCGTCCGACTGGGCGGAGGATGAGATCACCGCGAGGCGTGATCGTGACGATCAGCTCCCGGTTGTAGTCGCGCCCCGTGGCCTTGGCTGCGGTGCGGCGGGTGACTGGCTTGGCGGAGCTGATGCGCAGCGTGTTGTTGAGGTTCAGCTTGATTCCCTGCTTGCGGAGGGAGAGCAACGTGGAGTTGGCTGCTGCAGCGGTCTTGGGATCGCTGATGAGGCAGGTGTCGGCGTACTCGATGAGGCTGGCGAGGCTGGCGTCATCCTTGTCGATAACGTACTGCTTGCCGCGCCCCTTGGAGCGGATCTCCTGCTCGACTGGCACTGGAACATTGCGCTCAAGAGCGCGGTCGTAGAAGGCTGCTGGGATGATGATGTCGTTCATTGTATTAGTTGGTGGTTGGTGGATTGTTGAGTTTTTACCAGAGCTGTCCTTCTTTGCTGCTGACGCAAGACCCCGGCTTATTTGCAAGCTCGAAGATCGCCTCGCCATTACTGAACGTGCCGAGCTTGCGTAGCAGGCTGTATGGGTGCTCCTGCTCGATTAGCTTTCTGAAACGATCCGCAATGACTAGGGGCTGCGCGTTGTACTCGCTGTTCTGAGTGAGGCAAACTGCAGCGAGTCCGCTGTACTCGGAGACAGTCACGCTTGCAGCGTCGCACTCAAGAATAACGTGGTCTTCGCGGTTGCAGAAATAGCTGCATGTCTTGAATTCTGGGAATACGTTGGTGACAAGTTCTTGGATTCTTTCGATCCAGTTGTCAAACTCCCAAGAATCTTCGATGTCGGATACGTCGATGAAAACTCGGACGATTGCGTTATTTGGTGTGGATACTGATCTGCTCATTGTAGTGGTTCCTTTGGTTGGTTGTTACTGACTGGAGTGAGTATTGCCTATTCCGCTTCGGTTAGCAATAAAAAGTTTTAATTATTTTGACCCGCATAAACACTAGCTCTAGGAGCTAGAACAACCTCGAAGACCAAAGCTCACGCGCCTGATCAAGGCCAATCGTGAGTTTTCCGATACGCGCATTCACCGCGTTGTGCAGGTTGACTGACCACGAAAAAAACTTGTCCCAGTCGGGAGGATTGCACGCTAAAAATTCGTGCAGGTGCCCCTTGCATGGACAACCATCGAAGGGAAGATCCGCGACCCAATCCGCAAACCAACTTGCAGCACTGACGCCATGACGCGTTGCTTCATGACGCAGTGCAAAGAGGTGAAGTTCGGCCCAAGCACGTGGGCCGTGAAGTAAAATTCTTGGAGCTTCTATCGTACTATTACGAGCAACTTCGTCGTACGAATTCTCGACCCACTTCTCGTGCTGCTGCCAATCAATTTCAAGTGCGTTCGCAACGTGCCTCTCAATCTCAGCCGCAACGATCTCTTGTTTGTGCTTAACCGCTCCATTGGGGATGTGCAACTTACGACACTGCCACGCTTCTACCAATTCACGTAGTGCAACTAAAAAAGACCCGTTGTTGTTGTTCCCATAATCTGGGACGAGAACTTGTAGCGAGCCGTCCTTCAGCCAGACAGATTTTTCGCGCAGCGCGATCGGATCAACTGCCTTGATTTCTATTCGCATTTAGACGCGACTATTTTTTCTTGGCTTTTGCTTGAGCCCTACGTTTGACGCTATAAGCGATGGCAACAGCTTGTTTTACAGGAGTGCCAGAACGGACTTCTGAGGCAATATTGCGTTCAAAGCAATTCTGGGAGGCGCATTGTTTAAGGGGCATGGTTAAAGAGTGGTTGGTTGGTTTGTATCCTTCTTGGAATTGATCAGCTCGGTTAGGGCTTGAGCGAATTCTGCAATCTGCTCCTCTGACATATTTTCGGTGAGCTCATGGGGCTCAATAGCCTCGGATTGGTTTTGCAATTGCTTTGGCTTCTGCTCCAAGTCCGCGTTGCTCTGCGATTTTGATGAATTCGTCGTCATAAGATGTGTTCAGGTTTGATTCTTCCTCTCCCCTCAACTTAGCCCAGAGATCTTTTTCTGGATACCACAAAATGGCTTGGATATCGGCGTTGGTGACCGTGTACCCTTTGTCCTCAAGTTTCTTGCGGATGCCATTCACGATGCGCGTAATGACTACGCGGTCTTGATCGGTGGGGATGTCGATAGGATTCAGCTCGGCTACGATTGACTTCGCTGCGTTGGCCCACTGGGGCTTCAGCTTGTTCTTTTCGGGGTTGGTTAGAACCTCGGTGCGTCCGTTCTTTGCGTGCTGCTCGGCGATCCAAGTATCCTTGGGGATATTCTTGCCTTCTGCAGTACGTTTCTGAGCTGGAGAAAGCTGCTTGTACGCCTCATCGAGATCCTCGCGGATCTTGCTCTGGCTGCGAATCAACTTGTTGTACGCCTTCGTGATATCTGCTTCTGGAGCTTGGTTGGCGATGAGATCCCTGATTCCTTGGGCGGTAGCTGGAGAGATAGGAGCTCCCATGAAGTCATAATACTTCTGGAACTCGCGGTTCCACTCCTTGGCGAGTGTCTCAACGTCTTTCCTGAACTGAGGATCGTTTTCTAACCTCTCCTCGACGTTTTCCGATATGGTACGTACTGGCTTTGTAGGCTCTCCGCTTTTCTTGACGTCAAGGCTGCGGTCTACAGTACGAAGGTTTTTCAGCGATGGGGGCAACTTCCTTCCTGAGTTGCGAGATTCATCGATTAAGCGTGCTAGTCGTGTGCCAGTGACGCCGTCACCTACGACATCTCCTGTCCACCTACCCCACGTCCGACGCATCCAGAGATCGATCGTTACTGGATCGAACTTGCCCATGAGATTTTGCAGGAATCCTTGGCCAATCTTAGGGCCGAAGATAGCGGCTCCATTGACGATGTCGTCCTTGCGTCCTGAGATAGTGACTTTCTGTCCTGCAATCTTGCTGGCGACCTTCTCAAGATCCCTGACGGTGAATTCCTGCTTAACAAACTCTTGGAGCTGCAGGATTCCGCCATGGTTCTTAATCATGGTATTGGCTAGCTTTAGGTTGCCGCTGATGCTCTTCGCCTTCTCACCATACTGCTTGGATGGATCGAACTCGCCATTCTTGACGTAGTGATTGTACTGCTCCTCGGAGAAACGAGCGTTCAAAGGAACGGTCATGTTCTGCGATGTGATCGCAAGTGGCAATCTCAGGATGAACTGAGCTGCTTCTACTGGGTTTGATTCCTTAGCAAAATAAGGAATCTTGTTTGCTTCGACCAATGAAGAGAGCTGTTTGTGGATAACCCCAACTACCGCAATGGCGGCTTTAATTGCGGTAAAGTACCAGTTACCTGCGTTCCTACCACTAGCGGTAAGCGCAGCGATAGCCTCCTCGGCTCCGTTGTCGATAAGCTGCTGCTCCTGCTCAGGAGTGATAGTCTCACTCGTGATCTTTCCGCCCCAGTACTTCTCTGCAATGTCTGCGATGTTTACCGCGACACGAGCATTCGTGATCTTCTTCTCAGGCTTTGGTAGGTCGGCGCTATCGGCGTGCAGGACGTTGAGAGCGGACTGAGGCATTACCGATGCCTGTGGAGTGGCGGTTACTCCTGTGGTTTCTCCTGCGGCACTGGCTCGTTCGGATTCGATGGCTCCTCGGACGGCTTCGTTTGTAGCGGTTTGAAGGGCATCAAAACGCCCTTGAGCCCCCCGAATAGAGTCTCCCCCGGTTCCGCCTTCCTGTGTGTTACCTTTCCCATATTGTGTTTCGTTGAGTGTGTCTGGTGATCCCGTCTCGATGTAGTTCGATCGGAATTCGTGTTGTACGGTGTTGATGCCATAATCAACGCCAGTTCCCACTTCGTCCACAACAGATTTCAATTTAGTGTAGAAATCTTCGTTTGACATTTCGCTGAAATTACCGAAGACAAGCTGATCCGTCTTACCCGTGAAGCCTGCGGCTTCTTCCATTTGATCGTTGATTTTTTTGTACAGCTCAGACGTTTCCTCGTACGAAAGTTCACGTGATGGAGTGAGTCCGACAAAGAACGCTTGATCATCAGTCTTGTTTGCTTCGTCAAATGTGATGACCGCCTGCTGCTTGAGCAAGTGACCAGCCACCTTGGCGAACTCCATTTGCTTTTCGTAGGGAATATCTGATGGAAATTCTACCAGCACGCTAGGATTGGTCTCTTTCAGGAAACCTCCAATGATGTGCGTGATTATTGGCTCAGGTAGACCCATGTCAGACGCAATCTTAGGGAGCATATCGTTGGCTACCTTTTCGGTTACTATCTTTTTGCTTGCCTCGTTGAAAGAATTCCAAGCCTCAACCGCTTTCTTGTCTTCTGGGTCGGGAGCCACCTCGACGGTTGTGTACCTTTCTGATGGCTTAAATGCCAACCCCTGAGCGGCCTGACGATTGACAGGAGTGCGGACGATGTCGTCGGCCATCGGTGATGCCATGCTGCTCTGAGTCAGTGCGTCCTTGCGGCTGTTGATGTTCCTACGGACGGCTGAGAGGGCATCTACGCGGTTCAGGATCGGAGTGCCAGTAGCTTTGTGCGCGAGCTCGAAGAGTCGGCCCGTGGAGAGCTTTTCGGTGATGGACTGCACGTCGCCGTTGGCGAGCTTGGCGAGTGAGTCGTGAACCTCCGCCATGGAAAGCGTGCCACGCTCTAAGAACTTGACGGCTGCGTCGCGCTCGTCCTTGGACAGGCTGGACTGCGGAGAGTCGCCCTTCGCTGCAGGCATAAAGCGGGCCATCCCCTTGTCGCCGTAGACTGGGTTCTTTACAAAGACGGTGTTGCCAACACTCACGGCCTCGTCTCCGCCCAGCACAAGCTCGTCGGTCGCCTTGTCGTAGAAGTACGAGTGCTCCTTGGGGTCGAATCCGACTGGTGTCCAATCGTTGATATCTGCGGGGATTTCGCGGGATGGGTTGAACTCACCAGCCACCGTGGCAATCGGGAACTTCTTGCTCTCTCCCTTAGAAATCTTTTCAGCACCAGTCTCGTTAGACATGAACGTGGGGTTGTCAACACGAGCGACGTTGTCGTACCCGATGACCTCTCCGACCTTGCTTGGAGTTCCCTTTTCATGAACCGTCACGACGTAGTTCCCAGTGCGGTTGAACGCTGGGATGTCGATTCGCAGTGCGACCGGGTAACCTTGTTCGAGGTCGCGTGCTAGTCCGAATTTCGGGCGCTTGCTGACGTCAAGAGCTTCTTGTGCGTCTTTCTCGTCGGACATTCCGAGGAAATCTTCGTTCTTCCCAACTTCGCGCCTTATAGTAGCTGGCTTGAATTGCACTTCAGACGACCTGTTTTCAACGAGATCGATGATCTCCCCGCGCTTGGCTTTATCTGGGACTGGGAAGCCGTAGTGCTCGGCAATTTCCTTCAACGAATTAACGCCAAACGATTCCAAACTAGTTCCAGCCTCGTAGAGATTGACTGGTAGCGGTGCTTCAGGCTTGACCTCAGTCGGCATGTTCTGCGGGTTTTCCACCACCGACTTCATGCGGCCTATCGCTGCGTCAACCTCTTGCGGCCAGCTAAAACCAACTTCCTCAACTGGTCTTTGAGTAGCCAACTTGGCTTCAACGCGGGCACGTTCCTTGGCGTCGCCTTCTTTCTCGCCAGTCAAGTGCAAGTTTGGATCAAACACATTTACGTGCTTGTTCCCTTGTGCATCCGTTTCCACGTATGCATTGCCGGGGTGCATGTCCGAGACGTGGACTCCGTATTCTGGGTGGTAATAATTCATCGGCCCGTTAGAAACGAAGCCCAACGATTCCATGTACGGCTTGAGATCCTTTATGAGATCAACGTGTTTTCCTCTAGCGTATGGCTGAGAAATCTTGGCGTAAAACCCCGGACTCCACTCTTGCCCGTTACGATCCTGCGTTATTTCAGGAACTTCTTGGAAACCTTCGAGCCTGATCGCTGAATCCCTGAACAGGATATTGTGTAACAATATTCGGTTGAGATAGTTTTTCCACGTATCGTTGTACGTGGCTGTGAAACGCTTTTCTACTCGATCTCCGTTTCCCAATAAAACCTGATGTTCAGTTCCAGCGGTTCTATTTTCTGCGTTCCAATCATCAGTAAATTTTTGGACGACTTCAGGAGACTCCATAGTCCCTGAGTTTTTTGCGAACTCTCTAAGAGCTTCTGTTTCCGCTGGTATTACCGAAGACCCTGAAGTTGGGCGCTGATCTCCGCCAGCCTCAGACGCTCCTTCAAGGGCGGCAAAGGCCCGCGCGAGGGTTGGATCCTCTCGGAGGACTCTCTGACCTTCCTCTGTAGTTCGCGGATCGATGTATCCCAGTCTTGGGGGGTTGGTGGTTTCGTATTTTGGTTCACGATATTTAATGGTTGGAGATTCTTTATAACCTAAGCGGCCTTCCTCGGCAACATTATTCTGGACGACGTCTACAGGCACGTTTGGCATGTAGTTCTCTTTGATCTTGCCGTAGTCCACTGGGATCTTCTGAGCGTTTGAAATCTGGAAGTCGTTTACGCGATCCATCCTCATTCCCATGATGACGCGGTCGATTGAGTCTTGTCCCTTGCGTGTCTTGCTTACGGAACGATCGGGGTTCTTCGACTCGGTGGCCTTGTCGAAGAGATTGAAGATGTCGTTGATTCGATCCTTCTTGAGCATCGCCATGTCAGGATCAACGTCGAGTCCAACCTCTCCGCGCTCGCCCTTTTGATGGTTCGTAAGAACGTGTAGGATGTCTTCCCACAGCGCGTTGGTATCTCCGTTCCAGAGGTTTAGCCTGTTCCTGTTCGGCTTTGCCCAATCGTTGATCTTGTCGAAAATTCTGCTGACAGAAATTGTAGTCGCTAGGAAGTTACCATCTTTTGTAATTCTGAATCCGAACGGCACGACGTCGCGGATCTTAGGTGCAAGCGCCTTGTATTTTCCGCCCTTCATCGCTGCTTGGTACTCGACGATCATTCGCGTCCCATCCTTACGTAGGGCCGTCTCGTTGAAGGCTGCAATCTTGCGCTTCAACTCAGGAGCCACTATGTCATTAGGAAGCGCCAAGATCGCCTGTAGCTGAGTCGGGCTCAGAATGCCAGCGTACTCGTTCTCTCCTACTGGTCGGACTCGGTTTGTCGATCCATCCTCCATAGCGCCCTCGATAGCGTTTTTCAACACCTCTCCGCGCTTCCTAGCACGCGCCTGAATCTCCCTATTTGAAAGGATCTTTGGAGAGCCGTCTGGGTTTCTAGCAATCCTTTGGTCAACAGAAATGTTGGTGTTGTTCGGAAGATTTGCTGCGGCGATCTCAGGAGCGATCTGCATCTTGTTTCCGTTCTCGTCCACAAGCATGCCGTCTTCGAGGCGGTACTGACCCACAAGCGCGTTGAGAGATGCGGACTGAGGAACCACGATCTCGTTGACCACGTTTCCTTCGTCGTCCTTGATTGTGAGCACCTGCTCCTTTTGCCAGATGTCGAGGCCGCGATACTTGTTCTGCAGAATCTTGCTCGATAGCAGCTCAACAGCCGAGATCGTAACCTCTGGCCCAGTGGCAGAAGTGACTTGCGACAAGGATCCGTTGTAGTCCCTGAGCTGGCGCTGGTACTGGCGAGTGAGTGCGAGAACCTCTGGCGATATCGTCTCTCCAAGAATGTCCGAGATCCTTCCTGCGTCGTCTAGCAGCACACCCTTGAGGCCGAGCGCGTCGCGGATCTTTCCGATGAAAGTATTCTTGTTGGAGGTAGCGGCCCAATCGACGAACGCTTGACCCGGTGAGTCTAAGTCAGCACGTAGATTAGCCGTGTTGGATGACAAACCAGCGGCCTCCGCGAGAATCTCCTCCTTGATGTAGCTCCTGTACTGCTGCTCGGTAGAGAATCCAGCCTTCCACTTGTCTCCTCCCAAAAGCTCCGCGTAGTAGTCGCCCATGCGATCGATCGCCGCGTCGTCGTAAATTCCTTTTGATATCTCGGTGATGCTTCCATCAGCGTTCTGAACCTTCTTTCCAAACAAGTACTCTTCAAGCGGCCCCATCATCGCTTTGACCTCTTTGAAATTCCTTAGCGCGTGGGCTAGAAGCTCATGATTCAAAGTTGCGTACAAATTGTTTCCAAGCTGGCTCTTGACTAGTTCGGAATTGACGACGACCGACGGGGTCTTGAGATTTGCAGGGCGCAAATGCATTGGGCTATCCGAATACGTGTTCTCAGACATAGCGTATCCGCGCTGCGCCATGGCTGTCTGATACATGGCGTTGAACTGGTTGACGGTCTCCGTTGCCTGATTGAGTTTCTGCTGATCCGCGTCGCTAAGGTCGTTGTTGCCAGCTAGTGACTGAAGAACATACTCCGCGTTTGTCAAAGTCGATCCCCACTTGTCACGTAGGTGACCCAACATTTCTACTGGAGAGAGCAGCTTGATCTCGACGTTGTTGAGACCCACAGCTTCACCTGTGGTTTTTGCTAGGTCTAACGAATCTGCTAGCGTGAGGTCAACTCGGCGCTGGTACTCCTTCATCGCGTCTGGAGTCATCTTAGCAACTGCGTCCTTGCTCGCAGCTGTCTTCTTGATTTCAAGTTCCATTCCAGCAGCGACGTCGGCCTCTCCACGAGCAATTGCTTGGTCGCGTTGGATGGCAAGATTCTGAAGATGTCCGTCAAAAGATTGCAGAACGGAATTAATATTTCCGAATTCGTCGGCCTTGCTGATGATATCAGGAGCTGCAGTATTTCGGAAACGCTCGATGTCGGCGTCCTCGTCCGCACGCCTAGATACAGGATCGTCGGCTAGGATAGCGTCGATCTTTCCTTTTAGGGAAACCCTTGGATCAATCAGCTTTGCGCCCTTCTCTCCAAGCCTCATGCCACCAATAGCACCGACCATGGCTCCAGTAGTGGCCATCTGTCCGAGCTGCTCCGCGTTCTCAATATCGGGAAGTCCAAGGGCGGTTCCAATGGCCGCTCCGCTTGTTCCGTAACGCGCTATGGCTTCGGCTTGCCTAAAGACCCAGTCCGCAGTCCTAGCGGCTTTTTGGCGCTTAGAAACGAATGCGGATGCGGGTAGGCTAGCCTCTCCACCCTCACCAGCCACTTTCTCAGCTGCTTTGAGAGCTTTGGCCTGAGCCTTCTCGGTGCCGGGGCCAAAAACTGTCCGCATAAAGTCTCCAGAACGTGCGTCCTGTCCAGCCCGCTCGATGATTCCCGTACGAGATCGGACTCCCACGTCGTCGATCTGACGTCCGATGTCCCTGAGAGCGCGTCCTGCGCCCTCGACAATCATGCCGGGGCGACGGGTGACCGCAACAATTGGATCGGCTAGTTTTCCGATAAAGCTGTCTTCTGAACCAGTAAGGAAGTCGCTGAACTTTCTTGCGGCCTTTTGTGTGCCCTCTCCGCCGAATCGTATTACACGACCCGTTGCTTCAAGGGGATTCATTCCAGCAATAGTCGGCTTGGTGAGAGCTCGGAGACCAGCCCCAGATGCTAGGTCAAATGCTTTCGATGACGCCCTTGCAAGCGGGCCAGCCAAGACGAAGGTAGGATCCAGCGGGCTCAACATATTTCCGATCATGGCGATGTCTTTGTCTGGAACGATAGCTCTGTCTTTTAGCTCCTGAACCAAGTCCTTTTGGAACTGCTCGTTGGAGGGGACTCCCAAAGATTTGCCGAGCGCGGATCCAGCGGAACTTTCGGCCAGCTTTACCAGCGCGGCGGTAGTTCTTTCTGGGAGATCTTTGTACTCCTGCTGCTCCTGCTGGCGCATGCTCTCACGATTCCTCGACCTCTGGAACGACTCGTCCTTCGTGATCGGCTGCACGTCAACCAGCGGAGCTCCAAAAATCTTTTGACCCAGTGCTTCAGTGGCGAATGCTACGGGGCCACCAGCCTTCATGGCTTCAAACGCTAGCTTGCCAGCGGGGTACTCCTGAATGAGATCTGTAAGCGGTGTGCCAAAGAAAGCTCCGCGTGCAGCTTCGTTAATTACTTCTTCACCAGCCTGAACCGCGCCAGACGCCGCCGACCGAACAACTTCTTGCTCTTTCTTGGCTGCTTTCTCCAAATTAGTTTGCCTATCTTCTGCGGTATTTCCAGCTATGTAATCGACTGCAATCTCGGGAACAATCGGATTGACGTCTAGGTACTTGAGTCCAATTTGTTTGGTCAAGTCTTTGCTAGCACCAATAATTTTCTTTGTTCCCTCGAAGGCTTGTGGAACCAATTCACTGAGGCTGGTGAAGACTCCCTTGCCAGTTGCAGCCGCTTGTTCTCCTGCGCTGCGAGCTCGGTCTGCATCGAAGATAACTCGCTCCTGATCCTCAGACAGCGGCTCTCCGCGCTCTTTCCTACCGCGCAAGGAGTCTGGATTTACGTCGTACTTTTGGTCTAGCCCCTCTAGGTATGATTTTGGCTTTTCTGTAGGAGCTGACTTGTACTCGCTCTCTAACTTTGCAAGGTAGCCTTCTGGCTTAGGCGGCTCTGCGGACTCCGTTGGTTGTGCAGCTACCCCCTCCTTCTGAGTTTGTTGAGAATACTCCTCTTCAAGTTTGCTTAGATAGGACATAACTACTTTTTATCCTTTATATTGTTTATAAGTCTGTAGAGCTTTCTCGCCTCTTCGTCTTTAGCCTTGTATTCAGGAGAATTTTGATCTTTAGCCGAATCGAGTTCTTTCGCTAAAGTTTCCAACTTAATTTGTTCGGGAGATTTAGTTTCTTGGAATCCCTTCGTGTTGTATCCAGCTTTTTCCCAGATGCCTAAGTTAGCTTTCTTGGTGCTGTCTAATTTTTCTCGAAGATCCTTCATGATCTGCTGTGCGACCTTGGGATCAGTCCTCATGTTGGGAATGAGTTTTGTATATCGCTTCACGTCGCTATCGGTAAGCACGCCGACCTCGCCGAAGACGCCGCGAGCGAGTCCAGATACAAGACTGGCAACCATGTTGTCCACAGACTGGGCTTCAACATCGTACGGATTGTACCCACGTGCAGTTCCGACAACTGGGCCAGTAGAACTACCGATCTCTTTGAGTTTTGTCTCGATGTTGTTCAAGGTGGCGTTAGCGCCCTCGATGTTGGTCAAAACTTTCATCTGATCCTGCAAGAGAGGTGCGGTGGATTTTCCTTCGCTCTCCAATCCGTAAGTATAGCTGGGCTTACCTTCCGCAGAGATCGTCATGCCCTTCAATTTTTGTCCCTCTGGAATTTGAATGCTTTCAAGCGGGGCTGTGGAAGATTTTGAATCCGCAGTAAATCCCCCCGGAAGGAGTTTTTTAGAGACTTTGTCGTACACTTTGTAACCACGTACAACTCCTTGTGTGTCTACCACTGCGAAAGCCTTGAAAGGAGATTCTGCAGCTTTAGGCGCTGTCTGTTTAGCTGCAGGAGCTTCTTGCGTCGTAGTCCCATAAGTTGGGATCGGAGTAGGAGTGAATCCAGATCCCGCGTAGAGCTCTCTTGTACTTGGAACCTGTACATCAGCGAGTGGCTTCGGCACTCCGCCCTGCAACGAATAGGGAAGATTGGGTGTCGGGGCTTGCATTCCAGCTCCATCGGCGCTGGCCACGCTAAATTGTGGGGCATTTCCGCCTAGATCTCGAAGCGCGGCGTATCGTTGATCTTCCTGCGGGGGCATTGCAACTGGAGCTGATAAAGAACCTAGATTATTTTCCCCATCGAAAGACATGCCGGGCTCATCCACTGGAGGCGCTGGAGCACCTAGTTCAAGTTTTGAACCGGGGAAGTACTGGGGGGTTTCTTTCTTTTTAATCCCCTCCATTACATCAATTATTCTGTCTCCAGTTTCAGTGTCTACAGCTTTTTCTTCTGGGAGATACTCGCTGTAATCAGCGCCACCGCCCATTTTATCGGCTTGCCTTTGTTGAGCTAGGCTCAATTGACCCTGAGACACTGCAAGATTGGCATTCTGCATCGCCATGGAATCGGCGTGGGTCTGTTGAGCACGCGCCTCCCTGATGGCGTCCTTGCTCTCAGAAGCAGCAAGTTTGGCGCTTTCCAAGGCGTACTTCCTAGCTTCTTTCTTCTCGTCTTGAGCACTCTTGTAGGCAACACTGATGCCCTTTCCGACATCTCCGAGAGCAGAACCTATTGCTTTTCCTATGACGGAATTATCAACAACCACAGGGGCCTTGATGTCTGCTGGTTTCCACGCAAGCCCTTGGAAGTTGGGAGCGTACGGAGCTAGGTTAGCAAGAGAAGGCACAATTGCCTGCTCCTGACCTAAATTCAAACTAAAGCCAGAGGTGTCGAAAGCCATTAACGGAGGGGATTGGATCCTCCGAAAGTGATTCCATCCATAGGAGGAAGGGAGTACTGATTCGCTTGAGAGGCGGTCTGATTGACAGTAGCTGCCTGTCCAGCACGCGCTGGGTTCATTGTGGATCCACCAGCACCAACTTGGTTTGCACTAGTTTGTGGCATCCCTGCTGAAGCGGCTCCGAGGTTGGACATCGCCTGCTGTTGGGACTTAGCAAGGTCGTACCCACCACCTGTGGCGGCACCAGCACCAGCACTAGCGGCACTCGATGCGGCGCTTTGTGCAGCCAGATCCCTACCCTGTTGGAGTTGGTTCTGCTGACTCAAGTACTGACCAACCGCCTGCTGACTTTGGTTGGCCATCTGCTGGTTGGATTGGTTCTGAGCTTGGATGGCAGCTTGACGCTGCGCCTCACGAGCAGCAGCAGCAGCAGCCTCTTGCTGTCTCTGCATCTGAGCCATGATCTCGGCTGTATTGTCATATTGTTGTGGGGCTTGATAGCCGCCTCCTCCTCCTGATCCTCCCATGATATTTAATTGGTTAGGGGTTAGTTGTTGTTAAAGTTGTGACAAGTTGTAGGACAAAATAAATGGTGCTGCAACTACTAAATTAGTACCCAAATCCAGTTGCTCGACCAGCGCTTTGTCCAGCTGCCATTCCACCTAATGATTTGCCAGCATAACCTAGTGCGGCGCTTCCAACAGGGCCCGCAAACGAACCGAGTATGCCACCAGCTAGAGATCCAATGCCTTGGTATATCCCAGCATTTGAGGACGCTTGACTCTGAGCGCCCTGTGCTGCTGCTGCTTGGTTTGCCTGCTGCACTGCCAAACGATTGGCCGCATCGGTTTGAACCGCTTGTCCCATGTTGCCGTAGAGGCTGTTCATTCCTTGTTCGTAGCTTTGCTGAAGGTTGCCAGCACCTTGAAATAGATTTTGCGTAAAGGCATTTGCGCGATCTGCAGCACGCGCACCCTCCTGAGAAGCAATAGACGCTGCAATGCCGGGATCAATACCAACCTTCGGAGCTGGGTTTGCGGCTCCGTATCCCTGACCGATATTGGCAAGTTGCTGCTGAAGTTGGAGACCCTGAATCGTGTTAGAGTCGAACAACCCACTGCCATAAATTGTGGAACGTGGATCAAGACCAGTTCCGTACATCCCCGGCAATGTGCGTTGTGCAAACTGCTGGTTGGCAAGTGCCTTTTGTCCAGTGGGGCTAACCATCTGAGCAACTCGGTTGCGCGTATCTTCAGCAATTTGGAAACCTTGTGGGTCAAGCGCCTTCTGCATCGCCTGCTGGTTGCGATAATTGATCTCTGCGGCGTCTTTCGCTACGTTTGCAGCTCCCTTTTGACCCCAAACGTCGGTGTAGGAAACTGCGGGAGAAATCTGCGACATGTACTTGAGCAGGTCAGCACGACTTTGCAGCGCCTGATTCTGTCCACTCTGCTGCATCTGCAGCGAGGCCCACATTGGCCTATTGTCTGGTGCTTGAACTTGAGGTGCTGCTGAAGGAGATCCACCCATGATAATTAGAGGCTGTAGACTTCACGCTCAAGGCGATGAAGTCCTAGTTTTTCCATGATTGTTTGAGGGAAGTTTGCACGTCCACTATGATCTGGAGATGGAACTCCAATGTATCCCGTAGTTCCAGAGAGTTGAACATGGGCTCTCCAGTCCGACATCACTTGGATGACGTCCTTGGCCTTGGTTAGTGCTGGATGGAATGCGGGGTACACGGTTGGAATGTAGACGTGGTCTGAGTACCCAAAACATATATCATCTCGGTAGTGCGCGTAAACATTTATCTGCGGATGTGGGACAATTTTGTGGTCGAACGATTCGGCAAAGGTTTGGAGTTTCTGGAACTCTTGAGTGCCGTGTGGGACTAGTTTGTAGGTTACTTGGGACTTCATAGAATTTTATGCGGTATAAGAACCAGATTCTCTAAATGTAATAATTGTTTTTTCCCCGATAACAGTAATTTCTGGGGCACCTGTTGTTATTCCAGAATACTCATCCGTGAAAATTGAAATAATTACAACTCCAGATCCCCCAAATTTTGCTGAACCTCCCCCCCCGCCAGTATTTGGAAGTCCAGCGGTTGCCCCAATGTTGGTAGTATCACGACCACCCTGACCACCACCACCTAAACCACCAACTCCATTAAATGGTATTACTGGATACGGATTATACCCAAAAGCACCACCACCGCCACCACCACCATAGTAAGTTGAAGTACCGGAAATCGCAGAAACAATACCATTTCCTCCATCGCCAGCTTTTTCTATGGTTCCCGTTCCTCCGGGGCCTCCAGCGCCACCACCTCCACCAGCAGTGTGTGGTTGATTACCATCACCATCAGTACCATAGGCATCGCCTCCTCTATGTCCTTGTCCAGAAATACCTTCTGCTCCAACTGGATGTGGAGTTCCATACGAAATTGCCCATCCTCCTCCTCCCCCTCCAGAAGCACCAATAGTTGCAGCACCATAATTTCCAGCACCTCTACCTCCAGCATGTGCGGTAAGCCCAAAAGCAGAACTAGGTTGATCGCTAGATCCTATTATAATTTGATAAGTTTGTCCTGCAATTAAATCTAGTATTCCTCTCAATACTCCACCCCCTCCACCTCCTCCACCTGATGCAGCAGACACTGGGTCAGCACTTCCACCACCGCCACCAACAATAAGATAATTATTAGTCTCTGTAATCGGCTCTATTCTTACTTCCCTTTCACCTTCACCTCGATTATCTCCTCTACCTATTTCACTCTCATTGGAGATGATCTGGTAGCGAGTTGGAGAACTGCCACACACCACGCAGGGGAGACATCCGACAACGGGGCTTTTTAGTGGCACTGAGGAGTACAGGGGCACAATGTCGTCGTTTCCAAACGGAGACGCGTACTCATTCGGAAATGAGGTCACCGGGATTGATGCTGTTTGGATGGATGGCATGTTATGGGCAGTAGTCTGGACAGGATTGTGGGCACGGCCAACCGGGAGCACACACATAATTATTATTTATATATCCAGTTCCATTAAACGTGCCTCCAAAGATAGCGCCAGCGTTGATAAAACCATCTACAGTAAACGTGCCTCCGTCTATCATTCCGGGGCTGATAAAATTATTTCCAGTAAACGTGCCTCCGTGGATGTCTCTAGCGTTTAAAAAATTATCTCCAGTAAACGTTCCTCCGCGGATATATCCAGCGTTTAAAAAATCATTTCCAGTAAATGTGCCGCCGTAAATCGTGGTTAATATGTCACTGGATACTCCGTAAATGTTGCAACTTCCAGTTACATTTAGAAGTGGAGATATCGAATAACTTTCATCGCTTCCGCCAATACCCACACGAGAATTATCAGACGCATCTATAAGATCACTATGAGTAGTTGAGTTATCTGTATTAGACCAAGGAATTTCAGTTGGTGGCAATCCACTTCCATCACTTTTTGTGTTCCAATTTCCTAAAGTTCCCCAGTCATAATTATTTGCGGCGTTTGTGTAATAATATGCAGTGCTAGGTGGCGCTGGCGGTGTTGGTGTGGGGGTAATGATAACGCCTCCACCTCCGCTACCTATTCCACTCTCGTTGGAGATGATTTGATAACGAGTTGGAGAACTTCCACACACCACACAATCCAAGCAACCTTCCACTGGACTCTTCAAGGGAACTGAAGAATACAGGGGAACAATATCATCGTTCCCAAAAGGACTTGCGAACTTGTTTGGGAAATTTGTTATTTTGATGCTGGCGTCTTGGATCGTCGGCATAATTAACAAGGGTTCTGTTGCCTATACTTATACGCAGCATTCGACGCCTCTTGCAATGCAAGTGTGGTCGCCTTTTGTTTGGCGTCCGCCAAGGAGACAAATGATTGTGCAGAAGCGGTTGCGGTAGCAGCAATGCTTAGTCCTGAACTACCGGGAGCACAATTAGAATTAAAAGTTTGTGTCTCGGTAGCAAACCAAGACTCTTGATTGTAGTTAGCGACTTCGTACGGAGACTCTAGCAACTCAACTTGACTAGTGATTCCATTTTCATGAACGACACAAGAGATCTTTTCGTTAGTTTGTGGAATGCCAACGGAAGTCTCTTGGAAGGGATCCATGAACATACGCACCACCTCAACGCCAAGTTCTCCGCACCACTCAACTAGAAAACTAAATGCCTTGTCTAAGTCTAGCGCCATGTTTGACTCGCACGAGTTTGATGGTGGTCTCCCAACTGACTCGGTTGAGATCCTTCGATGTTGCGTCCTAAGAATTCCATAGCTTGCTATGGTTTCAGCTTCTGGTGCCTGATCAAACTGATAGGGGTCGGTAACAGCAAGCAACCTAGTATTTAAGATTGGGATATATGCTCCCTTGCTCCCCCTGTACGATACCCTCAAGTCAACGGTTCCACCTATTTGGGAACACTCCAACTCCCCGAACTTTAGTTGCTTTAGATCCATGCCGTCACCCATCAAGGCTGTTTCTGCCTGACAATAGATGCGTGAGTACTTGGTGTCGGCGCTGCCGTCTGGATTAAGTTGTAAATAACTATCAACTCTTTGTGGCAAGAAAGACTCCCACAAGTGATTGTAAGATCCGTCGTTGGTCGGGACGTAGTCTACCGAAAGATGGAATAATCTAGGTTGCTGGCCAACGGTACCCGGCATCCACTCAATGGGACGAGTGCCAGTCCATACACCAGCCCATGCAGGTATTGGGTCTTGATTCAATTCACTTGCTGCTGCGTAATCGAGAACCATGGTCGCACTTGGCAACGCTTCAAGATACGGGATTGAGTATAGCAAGTAATTTTCAAAAGACGCCGCACAGATACTTGAGGTGTCTGCTGGCATAAAACGCTTTATTCGCGTCATCTCAACATCCTTGTACAGAACCTGTGATGATAGGTAGGCGGAAGATGCAACGTTGGCGTTTACAAGACCGCCACGTGAATACCACCACATGAGACCAGCTTGGAATGCTATTGACTTGCCTGCAACACATCCAAGTGATGGGTAGAGCGTGTTCTGGAAATTTGCGGTAGTTGCCCACTGAGACCTGTCCAGAACTCCACTAGCTAAAGAGTAGGTGGAGCGGTCTGTGAAGACAATCATTCGAGTATCGTTGTTCTGTCCGACATAATCCACGAGTGCCGTGATAGGTCGTGGGAAGGAAAAGTCACCTCGACCAGCTCCTTGTGTTCTTTCTACCCAACTAAAAGGGTTTCCGATGTCGGAAGCCAAAACAACATTGCCAGCCGCTACCCATAAGCGGTTACCTGAGAAAGCCATCCAATATCCAATAGGGATTTTGCTGTCTTGACCTCCAATCTTGTCTGAACCATCCCAATAGGCGGGAGAACTCACTCCATCTTGAATAATAACAACTCGGTTTGATGGTGTCACCGTCACGTCACCGCTATCGTTTAAGGTAGAAGTTTGGGTGGCCACATGGAACACAACTTCCTTAACACCGGGATCTAAACGAATGTTGGTTAGCTTGTAGTCGTTCCAGTCCTTCGGTTGAGTCAGTGGAAAGGGGGAGAAATAAACGGATCCGCCAACTGCAAAAAGAACGTACGGCAACTCACTCTCAAACGATTGTGATCCATCGTAATTAAAGATAGTCGCTGAGGTTGTGGTTGTTCCAGAGCTTGAAGTTTGAGTGCTGGCTGCTTTTGCCTGCTTGTTGGAGGCGAAGAAAGTTCCTCCCTGCAGGTTGCCGGGTGGCAAGGAGAGCTTCATGCCCTGTCCGGGTCTGGTCTGTGCCACTCCACCACGAACCGCCACATTGACTCCCCACTTGAGTTGATCCGCAGGAAGATTCCAAGGATTGCGAACGCTATTCACACCGTGAATCCATCCAGCAGTCACTTTTTCAACTCTACCTTCAGTTACGTTAGGAGATTTCATAGGACTAGAACATCACAGGATCTGTGCCATCTCCGTAAGTAATATTATTGATTTGTGGTGGTGTAAAGGCGTGTCCATCCATGCTGTTCTGTTGATTCTTTAGGTAGTTAAGCGCCATCGTCCAGTACTTTGCAGCCTGCTCCATGAAATCCTTGTCCTCAAGATCAGCAGCGTGAACAGCAGCAATCAAAGCACGTTCCTGCTCAACTGGGATGTAGTCGTACATACTAGTTATTCTCGGTGCTTTGACTCGATAGAGAATTCTAGCCCATGAGCATGCTGATCCAAGTCGTACGCGGCGATACATGGGGTTCACTTCGGTCGGATGATATTGACCGATCAATGTCATGTCGTTGCTGCGGCCATAATCGTATGCGTAGAGGCTAATATAACCCTGTGTAATCGGTTTTTCGACATGATAGATTGCCTTTACCAGAGTGAGATCCTTAATTGCATCCACAACAAAGGTGCTAGTGAGGGTGTCACCAGTGTTTGTATAGGAAACCCTACCTGTAGTGCCTGTGCCAGTGGAATGAGCAAAGGTGTCGTACAATTCAATTTCGTTTTTGTCGTAGAACCTTACGAAATAAGCGGTTGCGGGGACTAACGGGGTTGGCAGACTGTCACCCTCGTTGGCGCGAGGAATCACTTCCGTCCCCGTATCAAAAAAAGCATTGGTAAGAGTTAATGTGGTAGCCGGAACAACGGTGAAATCACGCGCTACAGTCAACTTCAACTGACCGACACCAATACTTGTGAAATCAACAAGAAGTCCAAGTCGATATATTGCGACGTTGGACTCAACAATCCTAATTGTGTAATCTGTATTTGCCAGAAGAGGTGCTGGAAAGGTTCCTGTAGTATTGAAACGTACCGTCTGGTCATCCTTTAGGTATTGAACCGTATCGATTGACACCTGATTGGCATGAGGATTGGCAGATGCAGCTTGTTTGATGGCGAAGTAGGATTGACCAGAACCAAAGGCAGTGACTGTTATTTTGCCTGTTGTGCCTCCAGCGTTGGCATGTGCCTCGGTGTCGTATACAGTGGCGGTCGTGTTGCTAATCTTACGCAACCAGAACTCTGTGCTCGAATCGATTGCAGGAGAAGTGATTGGCAAGAGGTAATCAGACCCAAAATAGATTGCTGTCCCTGTTGGGGTTGTTGAGAAGTCGCCAGTCCACTCGTTTGTGAAGGAAACACCAAATGCTCGAGCGATAACGACATACAGAGTGCCAGAACCAAGGGAATTGATGTTTACAGGAGAGAAATCAGCGCCAACAACGGTGAATCCATTGGCAGAGAGAGGCGCTTCCGCCCGGTACGTTGTGCCTTGAACAAGTGGTGCTGGTAGGGTGCCAGTGCTAGAGAATTGAACGAAGGCACCCGTTGATGGAATCAAATTGACTCCGGGCGCTGCTGCGTACCCAGTTCCGTTGGCTACCACAGTTAGGGAGACTACCACTCCACTCTGAACGTTTGCCGTTGCAGATGCACCAGTTCCACCGCCACCTACGATTGAAACGGCAGGTGGGTAAGTGTATCCAGATCCACCATTTACGACGGTGTATCCCGTAACGAAAGATGTTGTGATTGCTACGGTTGCTGCAGCATTTGCACCGCCGCCACCAGAGAGAGTGACTCTTGGGGGGAATTCGTACCCAGTACCGGGGTTGTCGATAACAACATTTGTGACTTGCCCAGAGCCAGAGTTGAAGAGTGCGTGTGCGGTGACTCCTGTTCCGACGGGGTCAAGAACCAAGGAACTAATGGCTCCCGACGTGACGATAGCGTGAGCAGCAGCACCGAATCCACTTCCTCCAGTTATGACTACTTCTGGCGCAAATGTGTATCCTGAGCCACCAGAGACTTGTGTGAATGAAGTGATTTTCCCGCCAGCGATGTTTGCTGTGAACACTGCACCAATTCCCGCTCCACCAACGAACTGAACACTTGGAGTCGATACGTACCCAGTTCCGCCAACACTATCGAAGGCAACACTTGGAGCGCTTGTGTACCCAGAGCCAGCTACCGTTACGGTTGCGGTTGTGACTGGGCCTGCGACTCGCGCTGTGACAACAGCTCCAGATCCAGTTGCTGGGATCAGACCAACGTTGCTGGCAAGAATGTTATTTGTGTTTCCAATTACAGCGGTTGCTGGAATCAACTTGTCCAACGAATTCTGGCCTGACCCTGCAGAGGTTAGAATTATCGGGTTACTTCCAGTTATGGCGTCGGTATTGTTTACGTGGAGAGTGATAGTAAGTGCATCGATCACGTACACGTAGTAGTTCTGTGAAAGAACTAGGGGGGACGGAAGGGTTCCACCATTGGAGTTTGCCTGCACTAGGTCACCCGTGGAGTAGTAGTGAGGGACTGTGAAGGTGAGCTGTGTTACCGGGGCAATCGGCTTTCTGAGATAGATGAAGAACGAACCCATGGTTCCTGTAAGGTAGACGGGGTTGATGTTTGCCTGCGCGTCAGCAAGTGTCTCAAAGATTTGCAAGTTGGTCGAGTCCACAACATTTACGAAGTAGATCGCATTAGCTATCAATGGACTTGGTAGCGTCCCAGTGAAGGTAACCTCGTTGCCAGTCTGCAAAGTAATAATGGGAGCAGCGGCTAACTCAACCGTTGTAATTAGTCTTACATTTCTCTGGTCGGTAACTCGAAGTGTTCCTGCTCCAGCGATGCTTGAGAGGGCGATGGGATATGTTCCACTCTGTGCGTACAACGGATCGTTGTAGAGTTGGATCGTGGTAGGGTTTACGACTCCAACAAAGTATTGGTTGGAATCAGTAATTCCAGTTGGAGTGGTTCCGCTAACCGTAGACAGGATCACTCCTTGTCCAGAGTTGAGTTGGTGTGGAGAGGAAGAAACAAAATCGGTGATTGGAGTGACAGCAACATCGCGTGTTGCAATTGTATTTCCATCTGGTGCGATCGTTCCACGTGCAAAGTCACTGAGACTATGCACAGGAATTATGATTCCATCGACTCCAATTCCATCGGCTGTTTGAGATCGCAGATCGCGATTCCATTGATTAGTTCCTACAAGTCGAAGTGTTGCACCAACATCAGCATCGCTTTCGGCTACAGCAATCACTTGAGCAGGCTGGCGAATGTCCATCTGGGTAGCGACAAATCCTCGGTCGTCCCAAGCCCAATTTACAGACTCAAATCTACCGCCTTGGTTTACGTGGTACTGAAAAAGTTTCCCGCGAAAGTACATGGGAGACCCATCGACATTGATTGCCAACGGCACTTCAATGTCTTTTGGAAGGGTGACGGTGAACCCGTCCCATCCAGTACAGACATCGACCTCACGGGTAGTGTGGAACCAATTTCCACTCTCCATGAGGGCCTGCACCGCTTGAGTCAACTTTCGGAATACCCTCTCTTGGTCGGTAGTTCCTAGAATCTCAGCAGCCTCGCTAAAGATTTCTGAGACGAACATAATTTTTAAATTTTACGCCCCGCGATTGTTTAGCTCTTGAGCAAAATTTGCGAGATCTTGGTCATCAGCAGAAATCATTTCAGCAGGAACTTCTGCTGGTAGCATTCCATCTGGGACAGGGGCTTCGGATTGAGCTGCTTCAGAATCAACTTGGTTACCAGCCTGCTCCAAAGCAGTTGCAAGTTGCCTAACGATGTCTCGGATCGTGTCAAAAGCTCCCTTTGGCATCTGCATCATTACAGAACCGCCGTCCATTGGCGCGGGGATGCCCTCTGGCATGCCAGCTGGGATAGGAGAGGGAGTAGGAGCCTCCGTAGGGGGCATGGATGGATCTGAGGGCATGGTATTAGTCTTCGGTTGAGGTTTCTTCTGACGCATCTTCTAAACCCTTCTCGATGGCGTCCTCATCGTTAGGTTCAACTTCTTTAGTATCGATCTCGGACTTTCCAGATGGCTTGATGCCATGGATCTCAAGTTCAAGGCAGTAGTTGGTGACATTCTTTCCATCACGTTCTTCTTTCGTGGTGCGTTCCATTACCTTTTTGAAGTGGATAGTTGCAGTTCCAGCTTGTGGAAGGTTCTTCAATCCCTCTGGGGCATGCGAGAAAAACAAAGATGGGTAGTGAACCTCTTCTTCGACTTCCTCTTTTTCGGTCTCCTCTACCTCTATCTCGGTCTCCATCATGCCGAGGGGTTTGATTTTTTCCCCAAGGTCATGGAAACCTTCTGGGAGTTTTACTGGGTTGGATGAGTAGGACATAAAATTAAAAAGTTATCGGACGCGACGAGCTTTGATTGTTCCAAACGCCTTAACAACAGCGCCACCACCAGTGAAGGTGGCTCTTGCGACTAGGTACACAGTCGTTGTGGACGCAATTGAAATACGAGTTTTGGGTAGAGAATTACTAAAAGCACCAGTCTTGTTTGAAATATCAAGGGGAACGTTGAAGAAAGCCTCTTCAATCCCAAGAGTGGCGGAAGTCGTGCTTACTCCTGCAATATAATTATATGTTCCAACCGTAGATGTAACACCGGAAAGGGTAAAATCACCTGTTCCAAAGACGTCCCAGTCTCCAGCAGTTAGAGAGATTGAAGTGACATCTACAACGGTTGCTGTGGTAAGAGTTATTGCGGAGGCAAGCGCAACCGCTGCGGAGATATATTCTCCAACATACCCGGCGGGCGCGTTATCGTTGGTGGTAGTCCCTTTGTAATCAGTTGCCCAAATAGGTGATCCTGAATTTTGGACTAGGATTTTTCCAACCGTTCCAGCAGCAAGGAACGAGGTAGTTCCAGCACCAGATTGAAATGGCAGAGATCCAGTAGCGCCACCCAAAAGATTTGTTACAGAGGAAGCGGTCGTGGAAGAACCTGAAGTAGTTGCGTAGGTCGCGGTAGCGGCGTTGCCAGTAAGGTTTCCAGTGACGTTGCCAGTGACGTTGCCAGTGACGTTTCCAGTGACATTTCCTGTGATGGTACCAGTCACATCACCAAGAAGATCTGCCGAGATAACTCCAGCGGCAAAGTCTCCGACTGAGTCCCTAAGAACCAAGGTGACTGGACTATTCAAGTTTGTACCCGTAGTCCTTGCGTTTGGAACCGTTCCAGTGAGTTGAGTTCCAGCGAGGGTAACTCCAGCTCCAAAAGCACCTGAAGCAATGTCGCTTGCAAGGATGCCTGTGGGAGCATTGATTACGGGAGCAGTGAGAGTCTTGTTGGTGAGTGTTTGGACGCCAGTAAGTGTGACTGCGGCTGGGAACACGTCATTGAATGCTCGCAAGATGTAGCACAGAAGCCCCTCTCCATCTTCACGTGGGAGCCAAGCAATTTCACCGGGAGAGGTGACTGGATCGCAGGGGATAACCCATACAATGCGTCCGTTCACGACGGTCTTCTCGATGACTCCATACAGAGAAGAGATCAAGTTGTCCATCATGGATGGAACCGACTCGTGAGAGATGTTTGGGTATGGAATGTCCTGACGGCAAACGTTTCCGTACGCGTTGGTAGAATTACAATCGCAGCTCATAGATGAAGAAAGTAGGGTTAGTAAGACAAGGTGTAAAGATGAAAAACGCTAATTGACTAGATTTTCTAGGATCTTGTTCATGGCTTCATCTATGAGGTCTCCGCAGTCGTGGACTGCGCTCTCGTCAAGATCTGGGCACCTCGCGTGGATTATTTCGTGTGCGGTGCAATTCAAAACACTTCCCTTCGCCTTTCTGCGTAGAATAATCCTGCGTTCGTTGTAGAGACACACGGCGTCGTCGGAGATTCCGCCAGTCTTGCCCGGGTTCCCGAACTCTATCGTCCACTTTTTGCCTGAGATCTGGATGCAGACTTTTTTTGTTTTATGCATGACAACTTTTTGTGTTTTACCAAGTACTTTTTGGCTTCTACAAGTAAGATAATGTCATCCTTGAAGAGTCCAAGGCCCAAATTGCACTTGTTGCATAGGAGACCACGGATAAAGCCGCTAGAATGGCAGTGATCCACAGATAAATGGTTGCCAGAGGCACATTTCTTCTTGCAAATGGCACACCCATCCCCCTGACGCTTTAGTTTTTTGTTGTAGTCTTCGATACTTATCCCAAATTCCCGTTTTAAGCGACCACTTCGGTACTTTTCCTTGTTTGCCTCCTTGTAGTCCCTAGCCTGCTTGCGGTACTTCTCTGGATTCTCCCTTCTAAGTCTGTTTGTGGCCGTTCTTGAGGCTTTGACCAGCTTCAAAAAGGAGGTTGGGGAGTACCACTTTTCAATTTTCTTCTTTTCTCCTGACTTGTTGGTAACGGTGCTGCTTCCACCAAAGCGATACCCATCTTTTCTGGTATCTCCATACTTTAGTTTTTTATTCATCTTCTTTTGAGAGGTAGCCGTCGCTTACTTCATTAAGGTTTTCACACGCCCACTTTTCTATCTGCCCCTTAATTGCGAATTGATTTCCTCGCAGTATTTCCGCCCGATGAGTCTCACCATCTTCTACCCAGTTCACAAAGACCGACACGTTCGCATTGTCTAAAAATTCTGTGATGAAGGTGATCGCTTTGTTGATGACCTCCGCCTTGTCGTTATATTTTTTGGACATAGTAATTAAATTTTAGGCACACGAAGCGACTAGATTAGCTTCCGCGTCCCGTCTTCGCAATAAACCTTCCATGTTTTTCCCCTCCCACAGACGCTTCATCTGCCTTATTTCCTTGGCGATCGCGTTATAATTTTTCAATGGCACAAGATCTCGGATAGATCGCATCTCCACTCGTGACGGCCCAGAAAGACTGCCGCCGCGATTAAATACAAGCGACACAAGCGCCCCGTAGGCTGAGTCACAGAGCTCGTCGGCACGTGGGAATGTCTTGTCCGTTATGGCCGCAAACTTTGGCCACGTGGTGTACATAAATATCTTCTGGGACTGCTCCCACGACATCTCAATCCCCTCGTTGCGTAAAACTTTTGTATACTCCTTCCCAGCAAGTCCAGTTTTTCCGCTTGCAGCTTCAACCAGCTTGCGTTTCTGGAGGGGTAGATAAGAAAAAAGGCTAGCCAGTTCCTTTGCGGTATAATACGCGCAGTCAATTCCAATTCCAATCGTTGGGCCAGACGCGCCACCCGGCCACGTGAAACGTTTCAGGAACTTGTTGTAGTACTGCTCGCCACCACCGACTTCGTACTCAAATATCAGGTCTAAAGCCAACTTAGATGGAGGTTTCATAGTCGTCCTCCTTGGCGTTGTGCGTAATCTTTTCAGATATGTCTTGTTTGATTTTTGTAATGGTAGAAACGACCTCTTGCACTTGGCTTGTTCCCATCTTCCAGTCGTAAACCATTCTGCCAGTCACCATGAAGACAACGATAGCTCCAGTCACGTACATGGCGTTCGTCGTAATAGTCACGAACCCCGCTAATGCTGGATCTGGCAGGGTGTAGAGATGCGCCACCGCCCACCTCCACGAGGCTTGAATTAAACCGATACCGACAAGAGAAACAATAAGCCTCTGAGAAACAACTTTATTTAGACGAGGAATTTCCATGAGGTTTTAATCCCAATGTATCCCACAACGCAGACGATTGAAAGGATTGCGATGCCCCTCCAGAGCCAAAGTTCCTTTAGTGCCTTGATTTGCTTCTCATGCCAATAGACAACATCGTTCTGTGCCTTTGCTAAAGCCGAAGACTGATCGTCCACCTGCTTCTGATAGGTCGTAATCGCATCAGAGAGCTCCTTAACTGCTAGTTGTCCCTCTGGGCGTACATACTGGCGTAGTTTCTCTACACCTGTTTTAACGGCAACTACGGAGGGTGCGGAATAAGAAACACTATCCTTATGAGCACATCCAATAAGAAGTATGGATGCTAATACAATAAGAAGTTTTTTCATTTTTTCTTTGTGGCTGTACAGATCGCTATGACACCTGCGGTGACTGAAATTAGAAGCGTGATGTTCTGAAGCCACACGTGCGGGGAATCAAAGAACGAACACACCAATGTGATGAGAGAGACAAGAGCACTGACAGCACCCGCTCCACTATCAGAAGTTGTTGGAGCGGGGCTGCTCATAGCTTTACTTGATCGAAACCTGTAGAAAGCCCCCGCCGTTAGGCTGGACGTTCACAAGGAACTGCTGAATATCGGCGGCAGTCTTGCCTTCTGGAAGGGCGATAAGGCCAGAGCCAGCAAGCAGGGCTTGGAAGGCGGTGACATCAGCGGCGGTGAGGGTTGCGCGAGCCTGTGTGGGTTGAGAGACGGGAGTAAGGGTTACTGGAGTTGGGTTGGACATGGTATATTTGTCTGTTTTGGGCAGTTAGACTTCTGGTGGTTTGCCTTCGATTAATGTTTGGCTAATGCCTCTTCATTTTCGTCGGTCAAAAGTTTAGAGGTTGATGAACCAAGGTAGGTTGAGGAGTCGGGCAATCGTTTGGTCGGAAGCGGGCGGAGCTGCTGGCGTTGGGTAGCCAAATTTTATTTGATAGCCTCCGCCAACCATCGTTAGGTAGGTGTTGGTGCTATCCGTCGAGACTGAAACTGCGTCTTTCAAAAACGTGCCACCTCTAAGGTTGGCAGGATATTGATTCATGAAAAAACCAGCCCCAGAAAATGTTCCTGCAGTGATCGCGCCTCCAGAAGACGTAAAATTAGTTCCGCTAAATGTCCCTCCATTTATGTCGGCGTTTTGTGTAAATCCATCGCCAGTAAATGTTCCGTTGAAGATGAATCCGGAATTGTAAGAAAATCCGGCTCCAGTAAATGTTCCGTTGTAGATGGTTCCGCCATTGTGGGAAAATCCGGCTCCAGTAAACGTGCCGAGGTAAATAGATGTGTTATTTGTAAAACCGCTGCCAGTAAATGTGCCGCCATATATTCCAAATCCCCCGCTTGTAAAACCGCTTCCAGTCCATGTGCCTCCGTTTATCGTGGGTAGTGGGCCGCAAGATATTCCAGAAATATCGCACACTCCTGTTGCGCCTGTTCCGTAACCAAAAAAGCTGAACAGCCCATCAATCACTGGTGGGGTTGGCGATACGGTCGCCAGAGTCAAATTATATGCAAGGTAGATTGAATCAACGCCGTCCACCCAAGGCGCATTCGCTGCTGGTGCAGTTGCCGCAGCATTTGTCCACCAGTTGCCAGCGTCTTCCCACGCGCCAGATCCAGAGTTTTTCCAGTATAAGTTAGCCATGTGCTAAGAAATTAACCCTGCACTACTCGAGTTGTGGCTCCATTCACATCGTAAGTGAGGAGAAGAACATAAACAGTCGTTGCGCCTTGCTTGAAAGTTATCGTCGTTGGCTTCGTTGGGAATCCAGCGTCTGCGTATGCCATCACGACATCGTCGTACGGAGGTATGGAGAATCCAGCATTGAGTGCCGTGATGTTGTTCAGGTCATCCAGTACGAGGTGACGGAACGTTGCGGTGTCGAGGGATGAAGGAATGTTAGACATGGCATTATTGATATAGGCTAACTAGATAGGAGTCTAGGAAAATCCTAAACTCCCATCTGTGTTAAACTACCTCTTAGAGACCAGTGGTGGTCGTGCTGCAAGGAAGCGCCTGACCATCGAATGGGCAACGCTTGAACAGGACTGCGCAGACGTTCTGCGGGCGGATCGGTTGGATCGCACGCTGGATCTGGTAGATATGCTGACCGAAGTCACCATACAAGTTGCAATCGTTGTCGCGGAAGTAGGTCCACTCCAGTTCACCCATGCTGAGTTGCGGGGCGAAACGGAAGGTGCCCTCACCCACGTACTGCTCTGGAACGAGACGCTTGAAGCTATCTCCAGCGATGACGAAACCGACTTCGTAAGGAGCGTTGACCCATGCTGGGTTGCGACGCTGTCCGAAACCATTGGTCACGGCCTGAGCAACGATTGGGTTGACGAGGACGAGGTTGCCGTCTCCACCAATACCAGTGCTACGCAGGGGCTGTTGATCGATGCCGAAGGCGAACCCACGGTAGCCCATGAACTGATAACCAGAGATGGACTCCTCACCGAGCTTGAACGAACCAGCCGTTAGATAGAGGAGATCCTCTTTAACGTCGGCGTCGTTGCGGATGCTCTCGATGGCGTCTGCACCAAGGAGAACTTGGAAAAACTCGCCGTCCTTCGATGCGAAGGGCTCGGCAAGCATCTCCTCGCGGAGGAAGCTACCGATGCGGTAGAGAGTTTTGAAGTTCAGAGGACTGTCAACAACGTTGCCAGAGAACTGAGTGTTGATCTGCTGCATGTCGCCAGTCAAATTGCTGGTGAACGTGTTGGTGCTGGAGCAGGTGTACTTGATACCCGACTGGATCAGGAACTGATAACGGATATCAGCGTTGATGAGTTGGAGGATCGTCTTTTCGAGCGAGACCTGTGCCTGAAGGTATGAACCCTTGAAGGCGGTACGGGCTTGCTTGACGCAGACGCGTGGGCCAGCACCACGAAGAGTGGCGAGCTGGAACTGATACTCGGTCGAACCTACGCGGTCGGGAGTCGCACCGATACCGCAGAGATTGATGTCTGCGGTGAAGGTTGGGGACGCCAGAGAGGACTCAGGAACGGCCATTTCCTCAACAACGGAACGCACAACGTCGGAGACATTGGGGAGAGTTCCACCGTCGATGGAGTTGATGTAGGGGCTCTTGCGGGCAAGAACCTTTGCGATTTGACCAATGATACGATTCGTGTCCTTAGACGCGAAGTTCTGGACTGTTGCCAGATCGATGCAATTAGAAGCCATGGGATTTTGTTTTTTGTTTTCCCTGCAGCCACCTCGTCCAATTTTGGAAGTGACAACCACAGAGTTGTACGGAATGCGCGTGCGCTTTCGGTACGAAGTTTGGTTTTGTGTCACTTCCCGGCACGCTGGAAGTTTTTGTTTGCGGCCTGATTAGTAAATTTTTTTGACCTCTACCAAGTCACTTCCATACGGAGGAAGCACGCCGAGTTGAGTTGTTTTTACTAGTACGCGTATTACAACGCAAGATCTTTTTTCAAAATAAATTCGATGAACGCTTCCACCGCATTTTCTCTATTGAAGGTCTGATCTACGGAAGTTCCTACTTTGTAGTTGTAGTTGGTGTCTACAAGTCGGCACATCTCTACTTTGTGCTCACCGAAGTTGTCCTTCAGCCAATCGGGGAATAGAACGTGGTTAGGCGCTGGGGATCCTTTCTGCCACATGGAGAAGGTGCTTTTGTGGTCGGGGTTGTAGCGGGATGGCCAGACCATTCCCTCGTAAAGTTCCCAAGATGGGATCGTGACTACGGCGTACCCACCCTGCTTCAAGATCTTCATCCACGATTTAAGCGCCTGCACGGGGTCGTGCATGTGCTCTAGGCATTGCGAGGCGTGGACGTAGTCAAAAGAATTCGGAGAGAAGTACTCGTGGATCCTGTTGGCGTCGCCATCTTCAACATCAAATCCAACAGCGCCCTCAATAGCGATGAGGTCGTCGCCAGCCCCGATGTCGATTCCTTTCCCAGTAAATACTTTATCCCAGAACGGCTTTTCTTCGCCAGATAGTCTGCGGGTCATTGCTTTGGAGGATTCTTGGCACATAGGGGTTTTTAGTTGGGGATTAGGTCTTGGCACTTGTCGCGGTGAAAGATTACAGCGTCGCTTCTTATCATTCCTTTTTCTTGGGGAAATCTATGGGGAGTCGCTACTCCTGATTTATCGTATGTTCCGTAGCTATGCTGAATCAGGGGTGACCAGCGGATCATGTTCGATTGTTTTCTGAGAATGTACATATCCCACCCCTGTCCATGTAGATCTCCACTTATTTCTTTGGGGATTATCTCAAAAGTCCTCGGCCCATAGACACCAATCCCACCAATGAAGTCAAATGGCGGGTTTTTATCCGAAGACAGCATGAATTGCTTGTGACATTCGCTGTACTCGGACTCAATCTTACGGAGCCAGCCAGAACAAAGGGGTACGGAGTCAGGTTCCAGCCAAAAGAATGCCTCTCCGCTCATAATTTGAGCCGCCTGATGAAATGCGTAGTTGTTTCTAGCGGGGTACTCTTCAGTTTTGTCAATCGCTGGGATAATGAGTACCTCGGTGCCATCAAGACCCTTGATGTAGGAGACAAGATTGCTTACTTCTTTGAATTGCCGTTTTGCGGCCACGATTACAGCTTTCATTTTGGCAAGGATTCAAAGTCAACGTTGCCGTCGAAGCAATAAACAGCTCCTTCGTACGGGATTATGCTGTTTGGAGCTGGCTCGTAGACCTCTTGAAGTAGGGGGACTCGGAGTCCAGCTGCGATCCAGTAGGCGCTGGACTGATTTCCAACGTACAACTTGCTCGCGACTACGGCCTGAGCCACTTCTAGGCAATCCTTCGTCAAGTGACGTGGTATCTGGCCGAACGATTGAACAAAGTCGCCGTATTCTTCGTCGTTCCCAACGAATACCGCATCGTTTGCGTATCGCTCCACAACTTTAGCCCATGGAAATTTATCGTTTCTGTACCGATGAGAGCGATTCATTACCACTTTCCCACGCAAATCTTCATTTGGTTCAACTTTTAACCAAGGCTCAGTTATTTCCATGTGCCCAGTATTTCTATCCACCACGTGCAAGTATCTTGCCTGAGAATCCATTAGAGAAATGTGATCCTTGTAGCACTCCCTCCAGTTGGTGGTGTCGTAATCGATGCTCGTCCTACAAATGTTCAGGTCGGAGGGTATCCCCTGACTATCAAGTAGAGGTTTTAACGAGTCGTACTTGTACCCAGTCATGGGTGCTCCCCAAGATGCGTCAGTAACCAGAATCCTAGTGGCTTTTATTTTTCTGTATATGGGTACAAAAGCAATGATGTCACCAATATGACCTTGATGGAGGACTATCACTTGTCTTGTAAAGGGGGAGTCCATTTGTTCTACGTGGAACTAGTTAGAAATTTTCTCCGCCATCTGCTGAGATCGAGTTAATTCGTTGTCTCGGCTGGGGTGAAAAAGATAAGTCAAATCTTGGTGAGCTTCGGAGCTAGGAAAGATATCGCATTCTGGAATGGGAGCCCCATTGCTAAGTATTTCTTTTGCAATGAAGCTCCCAATCACCTCTTCGGCCTTCTCTTTTGTCGTATAAAAAATATACGAACGCTTCCCCGCCACCATGTGCAGCTTCTGCACAGACTCAATCTCCGTTGCCAGAGAGGGAGTGAATCCTAAATTTAAAACATCGTAGTCGCTCATCCATCCACCACCCACGGCGTGCAGAGCGCACCACCTAGAAAATCTCGCCATGGAAGATGGAGATATCCCATCGTACTTCAAAAACTTACCCATGAGGCCACGGAACAAGGGACTGACCGCTGCGTGGGTCTTATTTAGCATGGTGCATTCCCATCCATTGCTCTCCCAAGAACCTTTCCAAAGGTTGGAGCAGGCGAACTCCTCCTCCTGACGTATGGAAGGAATCGACTCGTAGTACGCGTAGATTTTCTTTTTCATATCAATAGGTCTTGTAGCCAACGTGAAACACGGGCAAACCAAGGTCGATGTGCGACTGGTGGCCCGCTAGTTTCGCCCGCTTGCAGAAAGCCACGTCCTCACCTTCAGTTTTTGTAGGTAAAAAGTAATCAAACTTGTACGCCTTGTTGTCTGGTGTTGCCTGATCGGGGAACTTTGCGCGGATATCATCGAACACTTGTCGGTGCACTAGCATGCAGCCAGTGGCCACCCAATCAACTTCAACCACAATGTCCTCATACACCTTGGCCCTCGGCCCTAGCGCGATGTTGCTACACATGAGGGCGGCTCCCTCCTGTCTTCCGAAGTACGCGCCGCCAATCAAAGTCTTGTTCGCTCCGATCAATCGATGCAGAACGTGCCTTTGTAGAGGAGCGTCAAGAACGCTACGGGTACTAGGGATCCAATTGCGGATCCACGAGGGACGCCCGATCGACGGGATGATGTCGTCGTCCATCATGAATAGCCACTTGGCGTCCGTATCCATAAACTTCTCAACTAGAATGTTTCTGGAATGATAGATCATGGCGTCTCCGATGCTCATGTCGAATCGTATCCTATCCCGTCCAAAATCAAGAGCTAGGGCCACGTTGACGGCTGTTGTGACTGGATTAGAAGTCTTGTACCACGGCCAACCCACCATGATGTCCCTACCTTCAAACTCGCAGCGGTACGATGGTAGTCCCTCCTGAGAGCGCGTTTCAATTATAGGGTTCTTAGCCTTCTTAGTCGGCTTTTTCTTCTCCACAATAACCTCCTGCACAGTGGCCTCTTCCACTGGGGCCTCTTCCACGATCGGTTCAATCGCATCAAACTCGAAGTCGTTTTCTTCGACTTCAATTTCAACTTCTTCGACCACTTCTGGGGTTTCTACTTTCGGGGGGAGTTTAAGCCTCTGAGCGGAAAACGGCTGGTCTACAATCGTCCCGCCCATTGGGTTGAACGACTCCAGCGCCCTAGCAGTTACGTTGACTAGGGGGGTTATGATGGGATCAGGCATATACGTTAGAAACTACCAGCTTCGTCGAGACCGAGGTCAATCGCGTCGCTAGCGTTCATCTTGATGCGATCTTGTACGTTGGTGCTTGGTTTGGTATTTGCTGGAGTCGGATTGGCCTTCGGCATCCTCCCCGCGTTTTTCAGCGCGGTAAGCTCCTTGGTGAGCGCCTCAACCTTCGACTGCATCGCCTGCTTGGTCTCCTGCTCATAGCGCAGCTGTCCAACAACGACGTGGAATCCAGATGCTGCTGCGGCTACGTCGGCGCGTTCCTGCGGGGTCTTGGGCCAAAGTGCGGCCTCAAACTTCGAGGAAAGATCCTGAACCGTTGCGTTGTGCTTCTGGGTCTCCGCCTGAATCTCTGGAGTATCGTTTGGGTTGATCTCCTTGAAGCGTGCCCATGGAATCTCCTTGGTGATCTCGTCGGTATGACTGTAGATCTCCTCGTTCTGCTTCTTGAAGTTTTCAACGAGTTCGGTCTGGCGGGACTGGAGAAACTCGTCGCGCTTCTCGGCGGTATCTCCGATCTCCTTTGTGCGTCCCTCCTTGAGGTCGATGACGTTGAAGAGATCCTTTTTCAGGCGCTCCGCGTCGATCATGGGCAGCTTGTCGATGGCTTGGTTCTTCCACCACTCCTGACTGATCTTGTCTGGGCCACCAGCGGACTCGATCGAGTTGATGACGTCGTCGCTAGCTCCGTTCTTTCTTAGGATGTTGTAGATGTTCTCCTTTGCGCTAGCGATCGGTGTGTCGTACTTGCTCTTAAACTCAGGATCGTTCTCGGTATCAAAGATAGCTCGGAACTTTTTCAGTTCGTCGTAGTCGGGGGGTGTTTGGCTTGGGCGTTGCTCAAGCTCCTGAACCTTCTGACGTAGCTGGTCGGCCTCTACGGCCTGCTTCTTGTAGTTCGTAGCGGTCTCCTGCAGCTTCTTCCAGTTGTTCTGGTTGGCCTCGGACAGATTACGTGGCTGCGGGATCGATGAGATCTCTGGGTCAATTTCTATCTCTGGAGTTGAGACGGGCTCTTCGACCACTGGGGCCACAACTTCTTCAACGGGTTCTGGGGTTGGAGCAGCAACATCTTCCAAAGTGAAATCGTTATCCACGCTCTCAGTTTCGCGTGGAATCTCTGGAGTGATATCTGCGCTACCAGCCTCCGCGCTATCAAGCAAAGAGTCTAGCAGGTCTGATGTGGACTCCTCGATGGGGTCAGCATCGAGTGATGGTGCTCCAAGCATGCCGTTGATGGCGTTGGATTCTGGGACTACGTTTTCGTTTTCGGTATCGTTTGACATAAATTACATGGCTGCGAACGAGCTGGTTGCAGCGTCGTCCTGTTTGCTTGACGGTATGGACATCTCTTCGATGCGCTGAATGGCTAGGAGGAATCCCTCCTTGTAGGCTCCGCGAAGTGCAACGCCCTCCACCTTAGAATTTACGTCAACGGAAAATGCGGGCACAATTTCCTTCAGGTGATAAAGCAGATTGGCCCTGCTATGGCCGAGATATTCTTTTAGATTAACCGCGTCTGTTTGTGTCCACATAAACTATTTTGTACCGAGTTCACTATTGCGAAGTCCCATCTCAATCTCGTCGTCAGCACTTGCGGGCTTGCTTGCATCACGTCCAAAGAAATTTGCAGTTTCAGCTACTGCTGGTTGGATGATCTTTTTGTTGATAGCGGATCCAAGTTCCTTTGCGGTATCGACGACTTCTTTTTTAAGTTCTGGATACGATACGATTCCCTGATCGCTCATTCCTTGTTTTTCAAGGCGTGCGTAGTTTGCTTCAGGTGATTGAGGTGTTGGATTTGCTCCGCCCATGGTCGTAGTTTGGTTAGTTGTTAAGCCGCAGTCGGGGGTTTTGGAGGATTAGCTATGCTATCAACAATTCCAGACTGAGAAGTTTCTGTTCCGATTTGAGATGGTGCTGGCCCACGGGAGCGACCCATGCTCGGCATAGCCGCAGCGGGTTCCACGTCCGTAGGTACATTCTTGACTGCACCTGCACTGAGATGATTGACCGCAGCGTTGAGTGCCTTCTTGAAGGGCCCAGTGACCTGACCATGCACGCCCTTGGCATCTGCCTGCTTGATATGGTTTGCGTAGTGCTGAACAGCGGCCTGAAGCGGCCCCATGATCTCTGGTGAAAGGGATCCAGCTGGAGCCTGCTGAATAAGTGGCATGAGTTTTTGAGTCATTGTCTCAAGATGCACGACGTCATTGTCACGAGGAGACACTCCGATGTCCTGACCAGCCATGATCGACTGGAGCTCAATGACCTGCTGGCGGGTAGCCTCGATGCCGACCGCCTCGACGTGATCCTTCGGAAGCACAAGCGCGTTGGCCTTTGCAGCTCCGACCTTGGAAGCGAGGTCGAGTTTCATCAGCTCGTCTTGGTTAATGTTCTGGTTGCCGATGTACCTTTGAACGACCAAGTCGATCATCTGATTGATCTGAAGCGTGTCGTCAACAAGCAGCTCGGAAGCGGAGCTGTACGCCATAAGCAGGATGTCGGAAGGGGGGAGATTCCGATCCATCATGGCCAAGCAGCACGCTACGGCGTCCTCGTCTAGGTGCTGGTCAATTTCAAATCCAACAAGGAACCTCGGCATCTCCATTCCAGATCGCTCAAAGGCGTCCACAATCTCCTTGCGAGCCCAGATGGCCGAAGGCTCCACCTGACGCACCTGCTGCAACATTCCATGGAGATCCGCAGCGGCTTTCACGTGTTCAGGGTGACAGATTCCGCGCTGCATGCGCTCGATGCCCTTGGAGTACTGACGAGACCAGCGCATCAGGATTCCCTGACGGAGTTGGTTCTCGATAGCGGCAACACGGTTGACTTCGGAGGCAGTCTTCCTTGCACCACCAGAATCGGTGGCCGCACCGGGAAGGAACGTTCCAACTTGAATCTCAGCTAGTCCGCTGACGAACTGGTCGAGCTTCAAAAAGTCCTCAACGTCCGCAGGAATCTGCTGAGGAATGACGTCGTACCCATCCGAGATGTACGCGATGGGGTGTGCAACAGAAAGTGGTGCGGTATCGGGACGTGCGTTCGGCCCCTTCTTGAGAAGCAGAAGACCCTTGAGATAGACGTTGTCTATGACAAGGTTACGAGCTTTCTCGATCGCTACGTGCGTGTTGTAAAGATCGCGTCCAGCTCCTCGGCTAGACATAAGATTGCCACTTCCAATCTCAACGGAGAAGAGCGCCAAGCACTCGGACATGCTGTTGTAGCGATCGACCTGCGTGCAGATCTCGTCTCCACTCTTGTCGTCGAACAAGTATCTGGAGATTTTGCCGTGAGGCTCCTTGACAAAGATCTCGCCTAGCTCAACATACTTCGCATCGTTCTCGTAAGCCGCGCCGTACGATCCTTCGCGGATCCAATCTTCGTACCTACGAGCGTCGTCGTTTGAGTCCAGAGTTCGTCCAGCAGGAATTGCATTGTTGATAGCTTTGACGAGGTTGTTGATGTGCCATCCCGCCAGCGCGGATATTTCAGGCTTCTCAAGCACTGGAAGCAGTTCGGAGATTTGATAGCGACGTTTACGAGCCCAAATAGGTGTTGCATCGGTTACTTGTGGGGTTTCGATTGAGAAGAACGTGTAATCCTGTCTTAGGAATTCAGGCTTCCAATCTCTCAAGTCATCCCATACCCAACCACAAAATCCAAAGCAAGTGTTTTCGTGTGTAGTCTGAGCGAGGAGATCGTCGTTCCCCCTCCATGCACGAATTGTTTTTGTAATCTCTTCGCGGAAAACTTTTGTTTTGTTTTCAGAATCAACAGACTCAAGTGGGTACTTGCTGTAGGTAAGAGTTGGAGAGCTCTCGATAGTCTCTCGGAAAGGGGGCTGGATCCTGCTCACCATGGTCGAGAGGAATCCTGTAGGACGATTGCTCCTCCAATTCTGACCCATGCTCTCCAACTTCTTGTTCTGGTATGGAGGCTCAAGATTGAGCTTCTTCTGGATGAGCTGGTTCTTGCGATTACGTTCTAAGTTCTGCTGCTTCAGCCTGCGGTAAGCGCTGTGAGCCTGACGGGAATCTTTAAACGTGCGACGCACTTGTAGCGTCTCAGGATTGACTGTGTCGTTGGTATTGTTGTCGGCATTTACTACATCCAAACCAAGTATTCTAGGGTTCGACTGGTCGTCGATACGCGCCGACTTGTTCGCAAAGGCGTCCGTGATACGGGGAGAAAGTGGTTTGATGTCGGAAGCCATAGTCTTACGTTAGCCAGCAATTAGTAGGCAAATCGCCAGTTGTTGCAAGGTTTTCTTTCTCAAAGAACACAGCCGACCTGTTGTCGTGTCTCAGCAAGTGACAACCGCCCAGCTTCTTTGAGGTGTCTGTATCTCTCGCCTGACGCACTGAAGCACTGATGCGGTCAGCACTGACGATGCATGAGATGCAGCCAGAACGCCAGCTAGCGTTGTGCGGACACGCTTTGCAAATCTTTGCGCGTCGCTCGGCCTCGTCGTCCTGAACAAGTTTGATCGGATCCTTGGATCGTAGCATGTTGTTTGCCCACGTCGAGACATCCTGTAGCAGTTCGCCTGAACGCGTGGCGGCTTGTCTGCTCACGATATTGATCGTGACGTCTTCCACGCCGTGGCAAAATGATGGATAGTTTCCGCAGATGTACCCATCCACGTCACCCTTCACATCTCCAGCGGGGTACGAGTTGTCGGCACGAAAATTCTCAACGACTTTATACAAATCGTCGAGTGATTCTCCGACCAGCTTGACGTCGCTTTGGAAGTAGTGCCAGCCTCCCGGCGGTATCATTCCGTTGATTGGTTTCGCCATATCTATCCGCGTAATTATACAATAATGTAAGTCAACGCAAGTGAAAAAAAAGAATTGATTAGATCCATGCGTCCAAATGACCCTACAGGGGGATTATCTGCACCAGATCTAAACAACCATATTGTTGAAGCCAACAAAAAGGTCGGAGGAGGTTCAGGTCGCTAGTTCCGATCCGAATTTCACGGCGTAAGGAACCCCCTCAATGCCTCCCCCGATAAAATTGCCCTCGCCCCTTGGGATCAACTGGATCACGCATAAAGTGAACCTTGCTCCAAGCGACGAGAGATGTAACTAGATTGGGAAACCCCCGTTATCCGCTAGTCACGGAGTCAGATAGTCATGCTGGCTACCAAGCCCTCTTCCACACAACACCCGAATACTCAGACCTATAGTTGATCAGACTACTTTAATTATGCGTAGGAGGTATTTACAAACTCTACACATCTTTGCACAAATGGCAAGGTTTTGTAAACTCGACTCCTGTTACCATTTGCGACCCTTAACTCGTCTTATCAGACGATAGTGCCCCTTTGGAGCCCCCTTAACTCGGCTTTTCAGAAGAATTCTGTCGATTTTTGAGTTCTACGTCACTTTATACCCGTTTGGGTATGATTCTTGAGGTATAACTCATCTCTATATTCTTCAGGGGATAGTCCCAATGTCCGCTATAACTCCCGTTATCGGCATTAATGCCTCATTTAGACAACTTTAGCTTCTGTTGGAGATCGGCAAAAGGATCGGCAAAAGGATCGGCAATTACCGCTTGCTGCGACCGCCGATGCACTTCCACTTGCGGCGGCTCAAATTGTTGGGCGAGTTGGGGTCATCCCTCCAGTCTCCCTTGATCTTGTTAGACCTTGCACAATAAGCGTCACCCTTGGGGGTTCCCGGCTTGATGCGATCCTTGCCCTCAGAATCCCTACCAGCCTGACCGAACTTAATCGTCTTAGTCCTGCCAGTCTTCTCGTTCTTTACGATCTTGGTGAATCGCTTTTCCATTATCGCTTTTTTGCTGTCTTGGCGGATTGCTTGAATGCCTTTGCGGTTGGGGCTCCAGTGGAACCGACCTTCCTCATGCGTTCTCCGCTTCCCGCTTTGATGCGTTTCTTCTTAGCGTTGATGTTAGAATATAATCCCATAAGACGCCGTTGTAATGCACTGCAAGTTGCTGTGCAAGTAAAAATGTTTTGGCTACCCCTCATGGATTTGAACCATGACTAGATGAGTCAAAGTCACCTGTGCTACCGTTACACCAAAGGGTAAAATTGTGTTTAAGTTTTCCTATAATTCAAAAGGTACGTGATGGATCCTTTAGGGACACCTAGTAATTTTTGTATCTCGGAATACGACAACCCATTGTCTCGAAGTTTTTGTATTTTAGGCAGTAAAATTTTAAATTTTGTTTTTACCTGTAGAGAGTATTGGCATTTTTTTGAGCACGAATTTGTTTTGTATTCTTTTTTTCGGTGCCGTAGAACGCTTGTTTTTAAATGAAAGATTAACCCGCAAAAATCACACTTCACGTTTTCTTCGGGATTTTTGGGGTGGTGCAATTTCCCGTGGCTGGATTGAGTCAACACTTCTAAATTAGACAATTCATTGTTTAATTTGTTTTCATCCTTGTGGTGTACGATTTCTGAGGACTTCAACTTTCGTCCAAGATAATTTTCAATTACAATCCGATGTAGCGGGTAAAAACCCCGAAAATTTGCTTTAGGATGTATTGGTTCGGTGAGCGCATAGATGTACCGAGCGTTTTTAACTGTCTTCTTTATGTCGTATATTGTCTTCATGATTAGACAATACTCAATGCCCATTGATTTTTACAACACTTTTTTATTTTGGTGGCGCGGTCTGGAGTTGCACCAGAGTTTCTGCCGTATGAGAGCAACGTGAGGCTCCTTCACTACCGCGCGACAAAAAAGACCGAGTGAGAGATAGCTTGCATGTGCAGAGGCCCACTCGGTTTGCTGGTTGGAAAGTATCGTTGTCATTCCGACATGTCAACAAAAGACATTGCATCCACTAAACTCTCTAGTCGGCGCTCCCTCACCCTCTTCTCCTTGGGCTTGTCGGTGACCATCTCGGCGGAGACGCCTGATCGCTGACGCATGAGGTAGACGAGGAGGGAGAGTGAATCCAAGGCATCTGGAGACTTGCTTCGGGTGCGCTTTACGAACTCCGCCTTTGCTTCCACCCGCACGAGTCCCTTTCCCTTCTGCTTGTACCTCCTCCCCGTGGCCTGACGAATGAGATCCTCGGTTCGGAACCCGGGCGAGATCTTCAGGTATCCAAACTCGATGTACTTTGCGAGGCCGAAGAGTAGCTCGGTGACGACGCCGCTGTACAGCTCGTTGGCCTGCTGCGAGTCGTCTCCAAGGATGCGCGAATCGGTAGCCGCCCACGAGTAGTTGACGCCCATGACCTCCTCCCCGAAGAGCGTGCATAGGCCGTCGTGAATTCCTGATCCGTTTCCAGTTCGATCGACACATAGCCAGTTGGGATTGATCTTCATCTGCTGGCAGAACTTGATGATCGCGGTCGTCTGTTCGAGTGTGGCGCGTTTTGGGAATGTGATCTGTGAGTCGAGTTGAAGAACCGTCCTTGGGCTATCGTATGGGATGAACTTTCCAGACTGCGGAGTGTAGCCGTCCGACAAGCCGAACCTACCATAGCTGCAAACGACGCTGTCGTTGCCCTCAAGCGCTAGATCGAACGCGGCGAGGGGAACTACAGGGCCAATGAATCGGACGAGTCCTAGAGCATTGTCGAGCATCGATGGGGTCATTACGGCCATCGCTATGCCCTCCTCTGGGAACCAACCCCTTGCCATGGTGAAGTACTCCGCCGTTTGACCACGATTCGCGTAGTTCATGAATCCGTCGTACGTCTGGAGACCCGCGTAGACGATCTTCTTTTCCATGACGTTCTCGCACTTTGACGCATCGACGCGAAGTACCCTGAAGCCGTCGCGGCTCGTCCACTCGAAGTCGTCCTCGCAGTCAACGCTTCCCCATCCGCTCTTGGGCTCGCAGCGTGCCCCGAAGTCGCTAGTCCTGTCCTTCGGGTTTGACGCGCCGAGAATTTTGATGTGCCCAGCGAAGTGCTCGTCGTCCATGGACGATGCGATGTTGTTGACGCCCTCCCACACCCCGCCCGGTATCTCCTCCGCCTCATCCAAGACAACCCTGATCCGAGACAGGCGTCCGTACCTTGGGTGCGCCTTTCCGAAACGCGGTGCTGGGTGGAATCCGCGCAGCGTCCCAGCTCCGCTGTCTCCACGAGGAATTGCTACTAGGTGAATGCCTTGCTTGGAATCTTCGTTGGCCTGAATCGATGTGACTAGCGCCTCGCCCTTCGGGAACTCTGGCTTGACAAGCGCCGACCTGTGGAAATTTTTGATATGCGCGTAGATGTTTCGCTCCGCGTGCTCGCGGGTAAGACTGATGACCTTGATGCATGTGTAGAAAGGATCTCTGAGCCAATCTAGGTAGAACCACGCCGCTCCGTTGAACGACTTGCCCATGGCTCCAGCTCCCTGAATGAGGAGCTTGTCGTACTTAAAAAGACAGCGCCACGTGTCTCGCGCCGACTCTGGTCTCCAGTCGTACACCTCCGACCCCCATAGGATCGTGGCTGCGGCCTCGAACTGATTCTTGTCGAGCAGGTGCTGCACGAATTGTAGCACGACGGCCTTTGCCTTGGGGATGTCGAGGACGACGTTGTTGGCGTTTGCCGTAGCGTGACGCAGGATATGGCTAGCGCCGTAGAGGATACCCCTCTCCTCGTCCCTATCAACTTGCTTGCGGATCTCCTCCGCGAGCTTGAGAGCGTGACTTACGTTACGCGCTGGTGTCTTCGGCTGTTGGGTCGTCATCTACGAGGTGGGCAAACTGGACGTCGGGCTCTGGCTCAGGAAGCGCTAGCGGCTCGTCGTTTGCGTCTGGAATGAGTACAGCGTCCATGACGCCTGATCCATCGATGGTTTTGCTATCGCGGTCACGAACCGTGAAGTTCAGTTTCAGCTCGCTGTTCGCCGTGAGGTGAATGTTGTCCGAGAGCTCCCCGGCGAGTTTTGCGTCGAGCGCTATAGCCGCCAGCTTGTCGTAGGTCTCCTCCACCCCGTTGGCTCGGTTGACGACCTTGGTAGGAACCGCCCCCTCGATCATGAGACGTAGGAGCTCCCGCTTGCGTCCAATGACGGCGACGCTACGGGTGGCGACCTCGGTGCGGATCTCGGCGATGCGGGACATGATGTCCGCTCGTTTTATCAAGTTGCTCGCGTAGACCTTTGGGGCCTTGGCGGTCGGGTTGACCTTTCCGTATGCAACAGCCGCCGTATCGCCCGTCTCGGCGATGAGGGAGCAGAATCGTTCGTGTGTGAGGTTTTCTAAGACTGGCATGGGGATAGCAGTTGGAGACCCTATGTCGAATAGGTACGACAACGCAATCTAAAAAAAATATTTCTAAAAATTTGGCCACCTCCCTTTTTGAGGGTGGCGGGCGGCGGGCGGGCCGCGTCCCCTCCTCCCCCTACCCACCCACCCCCCTCCTCCTCCCCCCACCCCCCGTCCCGATCGAGCGGCCAGCCAGCATCCGAGTCGTCGATGGCATGGTGCACTGACATAGGTAACCATGTATCAATGATGCACTTAGGTAGTAAGTGGTGATGTAGTGGTACCGATACTGGAGAAGTATCGATGACGAAGGTTATCTGATGTTATAGCGGGTTATCAGGTTCGTACTCTGTTACCGAAGCGCGGAGAAGACTACTCATTACATCGGTAATTCATTAACGTAGTGTTAGGAGCCGCAACAATGCATCACCGATTCAATGCAACAATGCAACATATAACTAACTTAATATCTCAGCCTGAATACCGAAAGCGTTTAAAGCCCCGCTATCGAGTTTGCAAAGCATCATTGCGACGATGTAGCAGGACGACACTGATAACGATCGCTAGGTGCCATAGCGGAGCGGCAACGAGGCACACAAGGGGTCGACGCGATCAGAGAAAGCGTTTGGTATCGCATTTTGCGAGGTCAATAGAGACGAGCCGTGAGGTTTACTCTGTTACCCTGCGACACCAAACCCCGTAACACTGGTACAAAGGAGACGAGCACCAGAGTTACGCGTCAGCGAAGTGGGGTTGTACAGAGGGAAGTGGGGTAAAGTGGACTTGAAAAAACGATCTCCACTTCGCCGCGCAGCCGCATAGACACAGGCCCAACAGCCAGTGGAAGTGGAGAAGTGGAGTATATTTATATATATTGTTGAGAAAGTAGTAGTGGTAAGAGACGCCGCCGCCGCCGCGCCGCCGCCGCCGCCGAGGTTTTTTTTTTACGCACTTCTACACTTCTCCACTTCTTCGCTCGTAATTGCTTGTCAATTAATTACTTAGCTGTAGTGGACTTTATTTTTCCATTTATTTCTACCCCACTCCCACTTAACTACGCGGGCTAATTGATATTACTTTGATGCACTGAATCATTGAATCATTGAATCAATGTAATATGTATTTACTTACACGTTTAGCTTTACAGATTCCATTCTGGTGCCAAATTATTCGTCGCTTTCAACGGATTTTGCTTGGCTGCTTCTTCACATTGTTGTCGATAAGCCTGAAGCTCTGCCTTCTTTTGACTACGTTTAATTCCCGACTTACTTGTGTCATCAGGCCGTAATCTTTCGGATGATATCTCCAATTTGATTCTCCCTTTCTTCAACCGAGAATTTGTTTCTTTCCGAATCTCACCGTATCTCAGGATGAGTCCTTTGTTTTGTTTCCGCCATTTTTCGCCGTACTTTTTGTATTCTTCAAAGTACTTTGTCGATACCCAATGCTCCGTAAGAGCGCCGTCCATACGCGCACTATATTTGAAAAATATTTTTCCGTCTTCCCGAATGTCGCCCTGCTTGTGCAGCCGTTTTGATTTGTTGGTAGTTGTCATGCAACTACTATAAGTCAACTTTTCGCAACTTTGCAACCACTATTTTTCAGTCCTCCAAAGACAAGCCAAGCGTCTCGATCGTGTCGTGCAGGTGATCCGAGATCTGCTGCACCGAAGCATTGATATCGTCTTTCCTGCATCGGTGAAGGAACTCGTTCAAGCGCCAAGCTACGAGCTTCCAGTCCATTCCATGGATGGCCGCGAGGTGCTCTGGCTGCTCTTCTGGCAGGTTGAATTGTAGTGTTGCTTTCATTCGATTGCTTCCCCTGTGTAGTAATGAAACACGACGCGTATGGCTTCCTGAAGCTCACACACATCGCGCTCGCAGTTTAATCCGTAGGTGTTATCAAATGCCTCTTGCAGGCTATTGGCAACGATCCCCACTTCCTGATCAGCGGTTAGTTCTAGTTTTATCTTCATAATTTAACTTTTTCATCTGTTGGTTGGGTTTAGGGTCGCTAGTTCCATTCGCAAATCGTCGCAGTGGTAGCAACGGCAACCAGTACACATTTCATCTTGAATCTCAATGGATCGCTTGAGCCGTGCAGTCAAAATCTCAACTTTGTCGGTGGATTCCGTTACCTCTGATATAGTGTCTTCCAGAAGCTCGAGAGCTTCATCTGCGGAAATCTCTCTATTCCAAGTCTGCCGAAGGATTTCATGTAAGTTTTCTTTAGTCATTTGTAGGTGGTTATTCATGTTTTGGGTGTGTTTTGCTATAGGTTTATTAGGTCGTGGTATCGGGTCATAATCTCACGGACTTCCTGCTCTGTCGGGTAGTCTCGGCGTGTCCACTCGTAGAGTTCTTGGATGATCTCTTGGAGGCAGACATTTTCTGTATGTAGGTTGTGTTTATCGAGCAGGAGGTTGTGTTCTATGGCCTTTAAGTTGGCAATTTCCCTCCCTGCATTCTCACAGGTTTTTTTATGGGCCTCGCGTTCGCGGCATCCAGTACACATCTCTTCTTGTATCTCGACGGCCCGATTTAGCTGTTCCGTCAGCCGCTCGACCTCGGCCTTTGATGCAGCGAGTTCCTGATATAATTTATTAATATGTGTGGGCGAACACGATATACTTGAAAACCTGTCATATATTTCTCGGTTTGGCATATTATTCCATCCTTTAAGGGTTTTTTTATTCATTTAGTTGGATTTTGAGCGGTTGTGGTCATTTGTTGGTTTTGTTGAAACGCTCCATAGCGTCTTGGTAATAAGTCGGGCAGTAGACACGGATGACATTCAGGCAGTCTTCGGTGAGTTTCGTCAGCCTTTCGACCTCGGCTTCTGCTTTCTCTGCTCGTTTTTCCAAGCGCACATAATCACTGACCGATGAGCGTCTTAAATCTGCACAAAGGTTAGCCCAATATTGCTTCACCATATTCATCATCTCAATATTCGCCTTAGATGCTTTCAGCTCTTTCTGCAAGTCATCAATGTGCGACAGCAGGAGTTGTATCGGTGTTGTTGAGTTATTTGTCATTTGTTTGGGGTTTTGCTAAACTCGTTGAGTTATTTGTCATTTGTTCATTTCGTCTTTGAAGTATTGGGCGATGGAGACGAACCCAAAGACTGCTGCCGTCAGAAAGTTTTCGCGCATTGTTATTTTGTTAGTGCTAAAATGGTTAAAATAACGGCAATGGGTATCAGCACAAAGAGTGCTGTTTGCGCCTTTTCTAATTTTGTTGGAGGCATGCACTCGTTGCATCGTAGGGTTTCATAAATGTCGATCACCCATACCTCGTTTGTTCCAGATCCATTGCATTTTTGGCAGGCATCCGCGCGTGGTGTGTCGGTTGTCATTTTTTGGTGCGGTTCCATTTTTCAAATCGGAGTATAAGCCAAGCTAGTGCCACACAGAACAGAAGTGCGGATGCTTCTCCTGCGATGAATAATAGTAAGTCGCTCATTTTTCGGTTGGGTTGAGAAGTGCTTGGACAGCTAGGTTCATCGCATCAATGATTGCCCGAAGCCTCTCGACCTCGGCCTCTGATTTCTCGGCTCTCTTTTCCAATCGAACATTATCACTTATAGCTGCGTGGCTTAAGTCTGCCCAAAGGTTAGCCCAATAATCCTTGACGGTTTTCAGCCTCTCGACCTCGGCCTTGGATGCGTTTAGCTCTCGCTCAAGACCTTCCGCAAAAGAGGCAGCAACAACGTCGATTGGCACGGCTCTGTTGTTAGCCCTGACCTCAAAAGTCGCAGAATTAGTGCATGGTGTGTTGGTTGTCATAATTGATGTGCCGAGGAATCCTCGTTAGATGGGTTGAGGGTTGCTTCAATTTCTGCAACGAAGGCTGGATCAGCGATTCGGTAGCTGGCCTCTGTTAATAAGTGCCGCAGCCTCTCGACCTCGACCTCTAGCTTCTGGTTCAGAATACCTACTGGTTCACAGCAATAGCATGAGCCTTGAAATCCGTTCTGAAGCCTTTCGACCTCGGCCTCTGCTTTCTTCCGATGCTCTCGCTCAAAACATATCGTAGCTTTATTTCCTGCGGTTGAACCGCACTCATACCGTGTAATACGTCTCCATTGAGGGTTGCCGTCTGAATCGTGGAACGCATCTTTGGATACGTAACTTTCAGACCCACAATAAGGGCAAGCATCCGTTCGCGGTGTGTCGGTCGGCTCGTTTTCTTCCATCCATCCGCCAGCGGTCGTTGATCCGTGTTTGTATTTATCGTCGCTCATTTCGATTTGTCGCACTCGATGCATTTCTCGTTCTTCGCGTTGACAGGTGCTTTTTTACCGCACTTGGCGCACGTCGGAAGTGAGGCTTTGATTTTCTGTTTCATTGATAAAGGGAATGCCCCCGGCTGTGGGGGATTGGATCGACGAAACGGCTGCTTCGTTGAAACCCAACCGGGGGCAAATTGTATTAGCGTATTTCGGCTTTGAGATTGTTGAGGTTTTGCAAATCCTCTTTGCATCCTGAGCACCCACAGGCATGAGCGTCAATCGCATTCTCAGCAATTCGTATTGCACGCTGAAGCAATGACTCACGAGCGTCCTGACGCGCCGAGATCTTCTCACGCGCCTCGCACTCCGCGACGTAGAGCTTGGCCTCCAGCGAACGGATCACGTCCACGAGACTCTCCTCTCGATTCTGTGTGTCTGGTGTTGTCATGGCTACGCGGCGATGAAGATCTGCTGCGATAGATCGTTGACTAGCTGCGACTGCTCTTGGGTGAGCTGTTCGAGCTCCTCGTCGTTCAGCGCGGTGCCTTCGTTGGCCCACTGAGCCTCCGAGATGTACGCGTCGCAGAAGTCTGGGTAGTCCTGACGTTCGACTCCGCTGATGTTGATGGATCGCCTATCGACGGCGCGTCCCTTGAGTGAGATGGGTGTGTTCATTGTTTTTTAAGTTTGGCATGCTGGCTCCTGATGTAGTCGCCGCGTGCGCTTGAAAGCGCGTTGCGTTCCTCGACGTCCTGCTTGTACCGATCAAAGTTGTGAGCTGGTATCCAGCGCTCGCAGCGCTTGCCCGTCTTTTTCGAGATGTATTTCTGGTACCCGAAGAACCTGAATTCGCCGCATGGGCTCAGGTCTCCGCGTTTGTGTTTTATTTTTTCCATAATTGTAGTCGTATTTCTACTCGTTCTAATGCCGCCGCAATTCTTTTTAATTCCGATAAAAGCTGCGGCTCGTTTATTGGTTTGGTTTGAGATAGCAAAGGATAATTTACAAATGCATTTTTTAAATGTAGCCCTTGAGTTTCAAGAACGTCTTTAATTTCCCAAATGGTTTTTTTTTCCGCATCCGGGGATATTGATTAGATCCATCACGGTCATGTCACACAACTCGGAGATGGTTTTTACGTTAGCTATTTGGAACGCGTTTTGTGCGCGGACTGAAAAAGGTATTTCGTCTAGTTTCATTACAGGTGCAGGGTGTTGTTGGTGCCGTGTTGACCGCCTGTATTGGCGTTGTAGAACGCGATGGCGCTGGCCCAGTCGTCCTTGTCGCCGTCGCTGGTGAAGCTGAAGGCACCGGGCAGGTGGCGCTTCAGGCTTATCAACGCGCAGCACACGAGGACGTCGTACGGCTTGCGTGCCGTCTTGCAGAAGCCGTTGTCACGCTCTGGGTATAAAGGACTGGAATCGCGCTTTACGCTGAAGCTCTCGTGGTCAAGGTCGAACTTGGAGTCGCCATTGAACCAGATCTCTTCGTCGTTGATGGCCGCAGCTCCCGTCCCTAGCCCACCCCGGATCTTGATCTCCTTGGGAAGATAACGCTTGAGTGTCTTGATCTCCTTGGCAGCAAGCGCGAAGCCCGTTGCAATTTCCGCTGACGTCAGCGCGGCCCTGTTGAATTTGTAGTAGTGTGTGTATCCCATGGTAGTAGTGTGTTGTTGGTGTGTGTGTTGGTGATTAGAGACTGTGTATCTTGTCGAGGTCGTGGCGTTGCGCCTGATTGATGCAGACGTGCAGCAGAGCTTCAACGTGGCTGAGTAGTGTGTTGGTTTCGTTCATGGTGTGGTGTGTGATAATTGCAAATCTGGTTCGGTTGTACAGATTTATTTTGTAAAAAGATACTCCCCGATTTCCTGACAAAATTCAGCCTCCTGAGTTGCCTGATCGATGCTCTCCCGGCTGTGCGCCACGTAGAACAGAGCGAGTGCTCTCCCGTCGTCCTTGATGCAGAGGGAGCCCCAGTCGCCGTTGAGGAGGAAACGCTCGTTCCCGTCCCAGCGGTCGTAGGTGTCGAATCTGGCGTTGTACCGAAACGTCTCGTGAAGGCGCTCGACGAACCCTTCAACGAAGTCTTCAAAGTTGACGCCCGGCGCGGGCTCGTACAACTCGGAGTAGACGGTGTTGATGGGGGCGACGAAGTCGGTGATGGTGGTGTGGGTGTTGTTCACTGGATTGGGTTCCTTTGGTTTGGGTTGTTGTTGCTGTCTAGGAATGAAGATATACGAATCCGCTTAGGTTGCAACAAAAAGTTTTAATTATTTTTATGCCTCCTAGACCCGCATAAACAAAGGGGCCCCAGCCGCAGATGAAAACGACTGGAGCCCCTCACACACTACCGACGCCAAATTTTTTAGAACGGCTGCTCGACTGGTGGCGCGTCCGTAAAGACGAACTGGTACTTGACCTTGCCGTCCAGCATCCGCTTGCCCTTGAGCTCTCGTACCATGTCTTGCTGCATCAACTTCGATAGCTGCTTTCCGATCGAGACGGTCTTGAAGTTGCTGAGATCAGCGCCCTGACCCAGCACCGCCGCGAGTTGCGTCCTGAGCTCGGTGGCCGTCACCTCGACCTGCTTGACCTTCTCCTCGCGCTTCGCGTTGAGCCACGCGTCAAGGATCTCCGAGAACACGTACTCGCTCTGCGTAGTTTGTGCCACGGTGACTAGCTCCGCGTGATGAAATGACTTCACTCCGAAACGTTTGAAAACTGGATCGATGATGGTCTCTGGCATCTCGCGATCGAGTAGCCAACGCAGGAAGAAGGGAAGCTCGCGGCACATGCGCTGCTCGTTGTCGTAGTTGGTTCCATGGAAGTGCGGGCGGTACCCCTCCTTCAGCTTGAATAGCATGATCTTGTCGCGGATCGTGCCGTCAAGAGTCGGGAGGATTCTCAGCGACTCAGGATCGACGTTGCAGGTAACTACGACGCGCCCCAAGAAGGGGAGCTCGACGCTGTCTCGGAACTTTGGCTGGTACAGCTGGCTAGGGTTTGCGGCCATCTGCTTGAGGCTCTTCGTGAACATCTCGCGGGTCTTCCAGTTGCCGTCGGTCGCGGCGTCGTCGCAGCGCCATAGAGCACACTCAGCGCCCTGCTTGTTGAAGCTGGTCTCCTTCATGAGGAGCGGCTCCGCGTCAACTGATCCACCAAGCGCCTCGCCGATGAGCCACTTGTTGATGAAGGATTTGCCCGTGTGCGCGTCTCCAGCGATGATGATGACTTGACCCGGCAGCGGCCTACAGTTCAGCGCCGACTCGTAGAATCTCCTAAACCATCCAAGGAAGTACTCGTACGCTGGCACGCCCTCAAATTCGCCGTCAAACGCGTTCGTAATGAAGTCGTGAATCCATGGAAACTGATCCACCGACGCGCTGGCGGCTGGTTGCGTGACGCGCTTGTTGCTGATGTTCAGGTATCGCTCTCCACCGAAGTCCACGGTCTCGTCTGGGGAGAACAGGATGGGGACGGCTGCGGATACTCGGCGCTGAGTCTGCACGTGAATGAGCACACGCTCCACGTCGCTTACCTGCTGTCCGCGCTGCGGGCGATCGTTGACCCCAGCTCCGCGCAGGTGCAGCTTTGCGTCCTCCTTGGCGAGGTACACGAAGTTCTCGGCGTGGTGCTTCGTCCAGTACGTCTTGCCATCGAACCAGAACATCTGAGCCGCCTTTCCAGTCTGCTCCTGCTCGAAGCGCTCGACGAACTTTCCGCCCAAGATCTGACGCCACGTCTTGAAGTTGGTTCCCTCTCGGTCTGAATAGATCACCATCCCGTTCTCCGAGACTACGGAAGCGAGGCGATCGATGCCGTCGTTGATCCAGAACAGGGGCTGCTTCTTTCCGATCTCGAACGTGCCCTGAACGCGGTTGGGGAACTGGATCTCTACCTCCGCCGCGACGATCTCGATCGGTATCAGGGGCGCGTCTGTGGGCTGTATCTTCGCCTTCTCAGCGCCCTGCAGCAGGCAGGTCTCAAGCAGCGTGGAGGGAAGCACTGGAGCCTTGTCCTCAATCGTCACCGCGTTCCACTGCGTGCCCATCTCGAAGTACTGGTTGAGCTCGAAGCTCTTCTTGTCGAATCCGGGCAACGCCGACGAGATACGGACGGCCTTGTTCAGCTCCTGTAGGAACTTCTCGGTGATTGCTTCGTTGAGCACGTTGACTGGAGCCTCGAAGATCCAGATCAGGCGCACCTTGCCCGGCGTAAACGTGCTGACGATATACGCTGGCATGTACGCGGTGCTCTTCGAGAGCTTGTCGATGTTGTCCATGGCGGTCTCCGCGTCGTAGTCGCCGATGATGCCGTGTAGCCGTTTCGCTGGGTTGCTGTCCTTCACTCGATCGTGAGGATTGACGCCCTCCACAGCTGAGAGGAATACGCCGTTGGTCGTGGCGTCGGCGCACCAGTTCGAGTACTCCTCCTTGGTCTTGAGGGGCGTGTCTAGCAGGTTGCGAGGGTTCTCGGTGCCTGCTAAGTACAGGTCGTCGGTTTCGAGGATCTCGTGTGTGACTAGGTTTTTTAGTGAGAATAACTTCATATGGGTCGGTGTGTGTGTGTGTGTGTGTGTGTTTAGACTAGCGTTACTGACTTTACTCCAGCCTGCTCAAGCGCATCTTGGCAGTCGCAGCACACGCGCTTGTGAAGCACGAATGCCTTGGCACCCTTGGCCTTTGCTCCAGCCAGCGCGATTGCGTTGACCTCGGCGTGGGCGGTTTGTTGGCAGATTGATTTGCATTTTTCGTACCCCTCGCCTTTCTCTCGCGGGCAAGCGGGTTGGGGATTCAAGCACGTGTTCTCTCCGATGAAAACCTCTAAATCCTCGGAGATCAGGAAACAGAGAACTTTTTTCTTAGCGCAGCTCATAATTATTTCTTGTATACGTCGGAAAGTGATCCCTCGGCGGAAAGCGGAAGCCCCTCGGCCCAGTCTGGAGCCGTTGACATGATCTTGACGATGGCGTCCAAGCAGCACTTGCCCTCGTCGCCAGCTGGCACCTGACACACGACCTCGTCGTGGATCCTCATAAGTACTGGGTATCCCTGCGCCTCGATGCGCAAGCAGCAGTCCATAAACACGTCGCGGGCCGTTGCCTGTACGCAGTTATGTGCGATAATCGCGGGCATCCCTTCTCCCCCCCTAACTACAAACCTATTTCTAGGGCCGCAGTTTAGGATGTCGTAAACTGGTTCTTTGGATCTACTGGCGTGCTTAGAATCGTGTCCCAAGGAAGCCCCCTGTTCAATCTGTAGTACACTGTAGTCCTCTTGATCCCGTGCGCTTGGGCGATCTCTAAGAAATTCTCGGGTATGTCCGATCGGTTCTTCCACCCGTTCCTCTTGTTCCGGGTATTTCTGGAGCGTGTTGCCCAACGGCAATTTGTTTTCGAGTACCCAGATTCGTTGTCTATTCGATCTAAGTCGAGTCCCGTCTGATAGCCATTCCCCATATCGGCCCAGAAGTTCTCGAACGAATCTAACCATTCTTGGCATACCGAAATACCCCTCCCCCCGTAATTCTTGTACGCTGGATGAGTTTTCCGATGACACCTCGATTTCATCGAGCTCCATACGGCGAACGCGGGATGCTGACTCATCCCGTGGGTGATGTTCCGAACCTTCTCCTTGTTGAGTCGGCAAGATCGCCCGCAGAACTTTCGCCCCCCTCTTCGGGTCAGCTCCTTTCCCATCTTCACCTCCGTGTTCCCACATTTGCAGACTATGTTCCAAAGGCTGTTTTTCCCGTTGCTCCCAGCTAAAGAAATTACTGACATGTTCCCTATATTTTTTCCCGTTAGATCCATGGTATTGTGTTTCATATGAACCATAGCTCACATCGGTGCAAGCTGTTTGACAAGCTATTTTAGCTTCAACCCACCCCAAATCCGTCAGGAATAAATGATCTTCAGTGGCACATATCCCATGGCAATCTATGGTTTTTTTGATTCCCATCTCTTTTATTCCGAGATGAGTAACCCATTCTACTCCATCCCATACCTTATCATTTAAGTTCAGCACGGAAATCTTGATCCACCCCCGTTGAGTTAATACCTCAGTGTTTCCAGACAAACAATTTTCGGTAATAACACCACCCCAAAATCCGAGACGCATGAACTTGCCTTTACGCGGTATCTGCGCGGTTAGTCCGCCGTGATCCACCGACACGTTTCGGTATGTCATCTTGCGGCCAGAAGGCATCCCGAACTCCGCGTGCGGCGTTGTGCCTGATGCAGTCTCACGCAATATCCCCTCCAAGTCTTTCCACAGCTTAGTTACGAGTGGGTTCTTGCTGCGGTACAGGCGTGTGAGGCGCTCGGCCTCGTCGCTCGGAATGTTCGCGACCGATGAAAATTTCTTCGCGCCCATGCCGTAGCCCAAGCCAAGATTCAAGCCCTTAATCAGGTGGCGTTTTTTGGGATCAGTACGAAGTGGCTCGTCGCCGCTCCAGAGGCCCATGGCACGCGCCTGCGCCTCGTAGAAGTCGGGGCACTGGCGGATGTGTTCGAGCATCTTGGTGTCGCCCGCTAGCCAGTGAAGTACACGCGGCTCGATCTGACTGAGGTCAACGATCGCGAAGGTGTATCCTTCAGGAGCTTTGATCATACTTCGGACATCGACGTCGAAGACCTCGCCCTTCGGGAGGTTCTGCGCGTTCCAGCCGACGTCGCCGCTGTCCCTCCCGGTGTGAGCTCCGAAGAACTTCAATCCATAGGGCATAGTCCCATCCTCCCTGCAGCGGCTTCTCATGGTCTCAAGTGTGCTCAGGTGCTTGTTTCCGCGTCGGTAATTTCGCACAGCTTTGATCCATGGGTGGAGGTGAGAGAACTCGTCCTCCCAACGCTCCGCCTCGTCGTCGCCCTTGGCGAATGACGCGGGTGCCCAGATTCCAACCTTCTCGCATTCCGCACGTACCGCTAGCGGCGATAGAATCGCTTCGCGGTCGGCCCATGGAATGTCGAGCTTGGCCTGCCAGATAGCCGTCTGCAGCTTGGTGATCGCCTTGTCGAGAGCGGGCACGTCTAGTGGAACTCCGCGTGAGCACATCGTGCGCGTCATGGCGCTGATCTCACGCTCGTGCTCCACGAACTTGTCGCCGTGCTGCAGGAAAAGGTTGAGGCAATGAACCGCGTCGTCGAGAGCGTACTTGACCACGTCGTCCTGAAAGAACACGTCCATGTCCTCCCAGCGCTTTCCCTTCATGTTGTCGCGGACGGTCTTCGTCATCTCGACTCCCAGCAGGCTGTTGGCACTTTCCTTCAGGCTCCGGTTATGTCCCAAGTATGCAGCCATGTCGGCTGTGCATACCCACTCCGCGATCTCTATGCTGTCTGGAGCTTGTCCTAGCTCCTGCAGCCGCTCGATGACCATGGAGTCGAACGAAACGTTGTGGGAGAGCCACGTGACGTGTGGCCCAGTTATCTGCGACCAGTCGAAGTCCTTGGGGTGTCCGACCCATCTGAGCCCGTTGTCGGCGGCTACCGATAGGAGGTACAGGTCGGCCTTTGTGTGACGTAGGTAGTGCCACGTTCCGAGCGTCTTGATGGAGACCTCGTCGTCGTAATAAGTTTCAGTATCTAAAGCAACAATCATATAAAATTCCTTTTCAAAAGTAGTGCGACCCGCCGCCGATTAAAACGACGGGTCGCGATTAACTTAGAGACCAGCGATCGACTTGAAGAAGTCGGGATCCTGATGCTTTCCGATGAACTTGGCGACTGGCACGTACCAGCTGTTGGCCGCGTTCTTGCGCAGCTCGCTGTGGATCTCGTAGCAGCCCGTGTAGAGGCCACTGCGGAGAAGACCGACCGAGTCGGTGATCAAACGCTTTGCGAGGGACGTGTACGAGCTGCTACCCACGGTGTAGAGGGCGAGCGCGTAGTTGTTTGTTCCATCGCTGTACGGGAAGAGCTGGTCGTCGGCACCTTCAGGAGCCTCGACGGCCATGAGGATGTCTGCCATCTCGACGCAGTACTTCTCGTCCCCGTACTGCAACGACCCGCCGAAGTCCAAGACCTCCTGCATCGTGTTGAACTTTGGGGGCATGTCCTGAGACGTACCAAACTCGACCTTGAGCTGGTAGTACTTCTTCAGGCGAAGCGGTGTGAACTTGAACGACTCGTTCGGCTTGGCGAGAACGACCTCCTTGACTAGGAGGAAGGAACCCGGGCTGAAGTTATCAACAAGCTGACCAGACTTCTGGACGAGGTTGACGCGTGGGGTGTTTACGTCCCCCGTGGTGATCTCTCCCTCAATTCCTGAAGCGGAGACCTTGATGGGTGTCGCTAGAGCTGTTGGAGACGTGGTGACAAGCTCGCTGGCCTCATCGACAATATCGACGGGTGCTGCGGGCTTGGTGGTGCCTTTCGGCGTTAGGGTTAGTGTAGCCATGGTATGGTTAGTATTTTGGGTTTGTTGTTTAGTTACGGATCGCCTTCAGGACGTGGATTACTCCCTCGTCCTTGAGCGCTCCCTTGTCGCGTAGTCGGCACTCCAACGTCTGACGGGCGTTACCCTTCTGACCTCGGTCTGCTTTGTCCGCGACTATCTTCTCAAGCTCGACCACGCTCACGCGGGTACAGGCTCCGAGAAATTCGTCGAAAGTCATCATGTCGCTTACGGCTGCGAAACCTAACAAAGGAGATTCCACGGTGCGCGGTGTCTTGCGGTGATCTAGGCGGTAGCCCGGTATCTCCACCCCCTCCTCCAGCGCCTGACGCAGCATCTCCTTCTTCGTTGCGTCGCACCAATCAGCTAGGATGTTGGCCAGCTTCAGCAACTTCGCCTTGTCCTCTACGGATCCATATCCGCTGATATCGGAGGGAACCTCGAAGCCCGCTTTCTGAGCGACTACGAGGGCTTTACCTGCGAGCGCCTTGCACGAGCCTTGGAAAGAGCAGTAGTTGCAGACGCCTTCCGTTGGGCAAAACTCCTTACCAGCGAGCTCTTTTGCTCTAGCAATGATAGTTGAGATTCTAAGACTGAGCGCAGGAACGTCATCTCGCGTGAATTCAGCCATGGAAACTTCATGTCTTCTGGGAAGGACGAAGTAGAGTTGAATTCTTTTGATGTCTGGAAAAGCGGCAAAAGCACCCAAGCAATAGGAGATACCTTGGCTGTTAATCTCAGCATCGTCCACAGATCCGAAACCCGTCTTCCAGTCGAAAAGCGTAGCATCACCGTCAGAATAAATATCCAAGAGGTCGCATGTCCCATAAGTTGAGTGATCGCCAAGATCAATTTCAAGAAAGATTTCCTGATGACTAGCGACAAGATTCGCAGAGACTGCACGAGCTCGTCGAACGTTATCAAGAAAGTCCAAGCATGTTTCTGCAAGAGATTGCTCCTCTCCGTCGAGGAGGATGCTGGGGTTTCCTTTTTCGATCGCGTGGTGGATACGAGTGCCCGCTTCGGCGATGGGGTTTGATCCGCCTTTGCTTTTGTAGCTGGGACACGCTTCAAAATTTTTGAGCGAGCTGGGGCCGAAGGGATGATGTGGGCGCGTTTCGGAGTCGGCATGGGTAACGATTGGTTTGGGTTTTAGTTTTGGGAGCGATGCGTGGAAGCCTTGCACGTTGCCGCTCTCCATGGCGGCTAGCGCAAGCTCTGCGGTCTTGCTCTTATATTTTGTTGGCATAGACGAGTAGACTACAAAGCGAAACTGATTGGGTCAATGCTTTATTCGGCGGAGTTTTCTTTTTTCTTTCTACGTGCCTCGACGCCTTTCAGGCCGTTGATGATGCAGGACTGGCGCTTCGCTTCGCTGCTGACGCTTCCTCCTTTTTTACCAAGAGCACTCAGGTACTCGCGCACGCATTCGGGGATTTCTTTTTTAGTTTTCATTTTTGGGAAATTGAGATTGTCCATAAGTTATAACCATGATCCAAAAAGGATTGGGATGTCAAAAGTAAAAAAACCCCACAAATCTTTAATGCTAAATATTTTTTTTTACCTACGGGCGCCCAGCGGGACTCGCAAGGTAGTAGTAACTGGAACTCGCAAGGTAGTCGGGGTAAGAACTCTAGCCGTGGATGTACCGATTGGAACTCCTGCTGTGGACTTACCCATAGAAACGCCACCGCTTGGTTTAACAACAGAATTTACAGGATTAGTTCTCGGGCCTGTAGGGTTGGTCAGGTAGGTAGAAACGCCACCGCTTGGTTTAACAACAGAATTTACAGGATTAGTTCTCGGGCCTGTAGGGTTGGTCAGGTAGGTAGAAACGCCACCGCTTGGTTTAACAACAGAATTTACAGGATTAGTTCTCGGGCCTGTAGGGTTGGTCAGGTAGGTAGAAA